ATCGCTTCCGCCATGGTGGGCTCGGAACCGCTGTATTCCAGTTCGTTGAAGCTCCAGGCCCACTCGTCGCCAGTGGCGTGCGGGTCGACCAGGTTTCCGTCTTTGACCAGGGCGACAACGGACACATCCGGGGCTGCCGCAAGATCGAACGAGATTGCCGGCTCCGGCTCGTCGGTGATTGTTTCGGCCAGCAGGCTGATGTGCTTGTCGTCGTCGGCGCCGTCGAGCGCGGCGACAACTGTTTCGACTGGCATGGCAGCAACACGGTAGGCTTCGGCCTGCGCTGCGGCGGCAGCCTTCTGCTGCGCGAATTCTGCTTTCTCGGCTTCAAAGGCGGCGCGCTCGGCGGCCTGGGCTTCTTCGGCAGCCTTGCGATCGGCGGCAATCTGGGCCTGCTGGGCATCGAGCTGGCGCTTCGTCTCTTTGGCCACGCGCTCGCGCTCGGCCAGTTCGGCGGCAGCGATGCGGTCGCGCTCGGTCTGCTGCTCGGCGGCGATGCGTGCTGCTTCGGCCTGCTGGGCAGCGGCAATACGGGCAGCTTCGGCTTGCTGCTCGGCCAGTTCGGCGCGCTGGCGCTCTACCTCAAGGGCCGCCAAGCGGTTTTCTTCAGCGATCTGTGCCTGGCGCGCTGCTTCGTCCTCGCGCGCCTTGGCGGCGTGATACAGGTCGTTTAGAGCGCGGATGGCCGACAGCACGGCGCTGTTCGCCTCGTCGGTCAGTTCGGCAAAGTCCGCGCTGGTGTCGAACTGCTCGAGCGCCTGCTTTTCGGTGGCGATCGTTTCCGAATCTTCGCCGGCCATGCCTAGTGGGATATTGCGGATCGCTTCGATCTTGACGCGGATAGCGGCCACGCGGGCTGCTTCGACGCGCTCGCGCTCGGCTTTCTCAGCGGCCAGCTTCGCCTCGTGCTCCTTGATCTGGGCATCAATCGGATCTTCCAGGGCGGTCAACTTGCTGGTGATGTCCTTCGCTTCCTGGTCGATGTCCTTGCAGCGCTGCAGGGCCGGTGCCTTGATCTGGACACGCATTTTCTCGAGCCCGACACGCAGGTTGCGCAACTCGGCGCGCGCGGCGATCGCGTCCTTCATGCCGGCGGTGGTGGCGACCGGGAAGATAACTTTCTCGTACTTCCCGCGTAATTCGCCCAGCGCTGCGGCCGTGGTCGAGTATTCGGCGATCTTGGTGGTGATGGCGAGCGGGTTTGCTGGTGGATCGATGTTTAATTGCATGGTGGTGCTCCCTTTTGTGGTTGTGTGGTGCTGGTTAAAAATCGTCGCGCTCGATCTCGTGCTCGATCGTCAAGCTGGCATCGTCATAGGCTGGCGCCTCGCAGCAGGTGCTGACCGTCTGGATGTCGGTATGGGTGCTGACGCTGCCCCAGAACTCGGTGCGCCCGTAACCGAAGTCCATGCGCTTGGCCTTGCACGGCTCGCCGCATTCGCCGCAGAACGGGCCGGACTGGCTTGCGTGGCAAGCGCCGCCCGTGGCGCGGTGTGGAAACGAATACGCCTTGCACCCGCAGACGGTGGGCTTTCGGGTTTGGACGGTCATCACTCGCGCCCCACTGGTTTGGCGGTCAGGTCACGCAGCTCGTCGCGAATAGCTCCAATGTGCTTGCGCGTCTCGGGCTCGATCTTCCATTCCGCGATCAGGGCCAGGAAGCTGGCGGCGCGCTTCATGGCGATGCGGGCGCGCTCGGGGATCTCGCCACCGGTGGCGCTGCGCGTGTCGTAAGCTCGGATGTCTTCGGTGCGATAGCGGATCGAGTTGGCGCCAAGGGACAGGAACTGCGGCCCAGCGCCGGATTTTCTCCACTTCTGCACCGTCCGAGTGGTCACGCCATAGTGCTCGGCGACTTCAGTTTCGGTCAGGAGGACATCCATGGTCATTACTCCGCTGCCTGCTGGGGCGCCTGGTCCTTCGGCTTGACGATGTCCTTCAGACGCGACGATTTGTTCGCTTCCTTCGGCGGTGCCAGCAGCTTCGCCTTGCGGCCATTCACGGCGGCGACCAGATCGCGGTAATCAAAGTCGGTGCCCTTGGCTTTGATCTCGGCCTCGCCGTCTTTCCAGACCTGCTCCAACGCTGGCAGGTCGGCAGCGCGCGCCGCAGCGCCGCACCACTTGTCGGCCAGCGCGGTGTCGAGCGCAGCGGCCTGCCCGTCATCGTCAGCCTGGTCGTGCGTGGCCAAGCCGGTGGCAGCCAACAGCGTGTAGCGCTGCAGGTAGGTGATGGCCGATGCCACCTGCTGGATCTGGTTCTTCTTGCCGCTGTCGTCCTTGGCGGCCTGCATCGTTACCAGTTCGGAGTGCCCCATGCGGTGCGTGATGACGCAATCTACTTCGACCAAAGAGCCATGATTCCGCACCGCCCATGCATGCGAGAAGCCGTGCGCCGCCAGCCCTTCGACGATGGCATTGGTGACGTTGCCCAACGTGGCGTGTTTGTAACCGGTGAAGGTACCGTCTTTATTTTCGTAGCCGACCAGCTTGTCCTTCACGATGGTGGGCGGGTTCTTCTTGAACTCGGCCATGTCGGCGACGTACGCCTTGCGCGCTTCGTTTGCTTCCCAGCGCATTTGCAGGTCCATCAGCTTTTCGATTTGCTCGATGTTCCCGCCCTTCTCCATGGCGTAAATGAGGATGTCGGCCGGCGTGCGGGCAGTCGTAGCCAGCGCGCGCGGCGCCGGCTCGATGGTCTGGATGTTGTTTTCGGTGTTCATAACGCGGTACTCCTTGAATGGGTTGATCAGTCGACGTGCGGGATAGCGAGCAGGTCGAACTGGCAAACGTGATCGGGGGCGAAGGCGTCGCGCAGCAGGGCGACAGCTTCCTCGCCGACGGCCTTGTCCGTGTAGGTGCGGATGATGCGCTTGAGGAAAGGCTGCGGCATCACTGTGCCCGGCGCGGCTGGGTTCGGGACTGCGATGTTCTGCATCTCGACCAGCACGAAGGTTTCAAATGGGCCGGCCATCACGCTGCCTCTGTGATGCGGATATTGCGGAACGGCGCGACGGTCGACTCGATCTGCGCTTCCTTGATCTGGGACAGCGAGATGGTGATGCGCTCGCTGGCGCTGCGTACGTAGCAGCGGAAGCTTTCCTTGTTGGTTCCGGCGCTGATCTTGCCGTCAGCGTAGACGATCGACTTGGCCGTCTGGATGATGGTGGTGATCTCGGCCTTGGCGGCGTCCTTGATCTCGGTGGCGGCCTTAATATCGGCGGCGGCCTGCTTGTAGGTCTTGCACAGCGTCGCCAGGCGCACGTTGTCGGACAGGTCGATGCTGGAACCATCGTTGTCGCGGTAGACGCGGGCGATGGCATCACCGTCCTTGTTGAAGTCTGGTTGCGGTGGCACGCCCGCGTCCACATAGGTCCAGAACTCGGCCGCCTTGAGCCTGATCGCGGTGCCAGTGGCTTCGTCGCGCTCGCGGAAGATGGTCTTTGGTGTGTTTCCACCAACAAGTGGTGCGATTATCGACCACTCCAGACCTGCAACTTCGAGCTGGTGGGCGACTTGCATCTCGATGTGGGCGGGCGCTTCGATGGTTTCGCCATCGTCCACCCAGCCGCGGCGGAATTGTAGGCCGTCGACGTTCTTGATCTCCAGGATGCCGTCGCCGTGCTTGCGGAACAGGTTGCGCGCCGTCTCGTCGCCGGTGAAGTGCTCGACGATGCCGACGACCTTGAAATCGAAGGAGGAGCCCATGCGCAGCTCGGGGATCCGCATGTAGACTTTGAACGGCTGGACGATCAGGCCCAGGTCTTCGGCCACGCCGGCGGCGATTGCGGCTTCCAGGCGATTTCCCCACTTGGTCCGGTCGTTCGCCTCAAACGGAGCGGCCGGCAGCAGGCCAGCCTTGATATGATAGAGCTCGTAGAATGTGCGGGCGTTCTCATAAGCGCCGACATTGAACAGGCCAGCAGCTTCGGTGCTGGTCAGGTCCAGACGGCGCGCGGCCAGCCAGTCGGCCTCATTGGCGTGGACCAGTGTTTCGCGGGTGATTTGCATTTCTTTTCTCCGGTTTGAATTTGACCTGCAATTTCATGCAGTGGTCATATATTAGCGTGGCCGGTTCGGAAATGCAACCACATTTTCGCTAGATTGTCGCGCGCTGCGCCAAAAATCCAACCAAATTGAGATTGTGTTACGATCTAGCATGGACCTCACCCACACAGCACTAAGAGAAGTGATCAGCTACGACCAGGAATCGGGGGTGTTCACTGAGATCAAGTCAGGCGCGCGCGCCGACAAGCCCTGCACATCGGGCTATATGCTTGTCTATTTGGGCGGCAGAAACTACCGCGCTCACCGGCTTGCATGGTTCTACATGACCGGCACCTGGCCGGCAAAAATGATCGACCACGAGAACCGGTGCAAGTCTGATAATCGCTGGAGCAACCTGCGGGAAGCAACTCCGTCCGGGAGTTCTTACAACCGAAAGGGCTGGGGCAAATCTGGCCTAAAGGGCGTCAGAAAAGAATTCAATAAATGGATCGCGCAGGGCTCGGTGAACGGTAAGACAGTCAAGATCGGCTCATACGACACACCCGATGAAGCGCACCAGGCTTACATTGCATTCACCCAAAGGAAAGCCGGAGCTTTTTTCTGTGCGGACTCTTAGTTTCTTGTGATGATGATAGGCGTGGCCCATTCCAGAACAGCGCTTTCGCGCACCAGCGGGCCGCTCAAGTTGTAAGTTCCTTCACGGTAGCCGCGCTTGACGGCGGCGATGCCGGCCGGGCCGTCCTTGATCTTGGCAAAGCACAGCCGGCCCAGGACTGCCGGGTCGACGCCATTGCGTTCACGGCAGAAGAAAACCCAACCGTCCATCCAGTCCAGGGCGCTGCCTGCCGTGCGGCACTGCACGGCAACCGTTTGTTCCGGCAGATCCTCCGGCGAGCTCGTGCGCTCGACGATGTCCGCTCCGTATTCCTCGACGGTGCCGTCGCCACGCATCGCGCCAACGACCGCGATCCGGCGCCCGCTCATGGGCCGCACGGTCACACCCGCGTTCTCAACAATTTTATGCAACGGCTCGCCGAAGATGGTCGACAGCTTGGCCGCCTCGTCCAGTTGCAGCTTGCGCACGCCCGAAAATGCCAGGGAAAGCTGCGAGTGCGACATGTCCATCTTCTTCGCCAGCCCTCGAAGCGATAGCCCCTGGTCGGCCATCAGGCTCTCGAAATAGCGGCGGTTGATCTCGGTCATTCGCACGGGCCTCAAGCTTATCCGGTCAGACTTTAATGCTGTTGTGGTCATTCCGCAACCAAAATTCGATGCGGCTGTGGTATTGTTATCGAACCACTTTGCTGGCATGCTTGTTTGCTGACCCATATCGGAGCCCCTTTTAATGGAAATTAAGACTGAAAAAGACATCGACGGCGATGTCGCAAAAGCGAAACGCAAGGAGCTGGGCTTGAGCCAGCCGAAGTTCTGGGGGCCGGTCGGCGTCTCCCAGACTCACGGCAGCTTGTTCGAAACGAAGCGCTCGACGCGCCTTACCACGCCGATCCGCATCCTCTTATTCGCCCGCTATTTTGCCGGCCTCGACATCGACGCATCGACCGAAGAAGGCGCAGCAGGACTGGTTAGGTTAGCACAACACCAGAGCGCGGCGCGCGCGCATTCTCAAGATTAACCCCCGGAAATACTGATTAATAACAAGGAGAAATAATGTTCCTCATCGGACTGGCTCGGCTCGGCAAAGATGCCGAAATTCGCTTCACCCCTGACGGCGTGGCCGTGGCCAACCTGGCCCTGGCGTTCAACTATGGAAAGAAGGGCGCCGACGGCAAGCGCGCGACGCAATGGGTTGACGCTTCCTTCTGGGGAGAGCGTGCGCAAAAGCTCGAGCAGTACCTGGTCAAGGGCCAGCTTGTCGAAGTGCACCTGGTCGACCCGCACATCGAAACCTACACGCTGCGCGATGGCGCTAGCGGCACCAAGATGGTCGCCATGGTCAACCACCTGGAATTTGCAGGCTCGGCGCCGCAGCAGTCCGGCCAGCAAGCGCCAGCGCACGGCCAAGGACAGCAGCGCAACTCTTATGCGGACCAGAAAGGCAGCGGCAACGCTCCGCGCCCGGCACCCAAACCGGCGCCCAACTTCTCCGACATGGATGACGACATCCCGTTTTAGAACCCATAACCACCAACAACAAAGGAAATAATTATGTGGTTAAAGAACCTTCAGATTTACCGCTTGCCCGCCGGCTGGGCGATGACCGGCGATCGCCTTTCCGAGCTGCTGGCGCAGCAATCGTTCGTGCCGTGCACCAGCAATGAACTGACGCGCCAAGGCTGGATCTCGCCACGCGAGAACGACCAGCTTGTACATGTCGTCAATCGCCAGTTCCTGCTGCGCCTGCGCACCGAGAAGAAGCTGCTGCCGACCAGCGTGATCAACCAGGTGGCGAAAGCCAAAGCCGCTGAACTGGAAGAAGCGCAGGGCTTCGCGCCGGGCCGCAAAGCGATGAAGGAACTTAAAGAGCGCGTGGCCGATGAGTTGCTGCCGCGCGCGTTCGGGATCTGCCGCGATACATGGGTGTGGATCGACCCGGTCAATGGCTGGCTCGTGGTCGATGCGGCCACAGCTTCGGCTTCCGATGACGTGATCAAGCTACTGCTCAAGGCAGTTGACCGCATGCCGCTGGAGTCGGTGCGCGTGGCACGCTCGCCAGTGGCGATGATGACCGCCTGGCTGGAAACGGACGAAGCGCCGGCCGGCTTCACGGTCGACCGCGATGCCGAACTTCGCTCGACGGGCGAAAGCAAGGCGGCCGTGCGCTACGTCAAGCACACGCTCGAGACGGACGACGTGCGCCGCCATATCGCCGCCGGCAAGCAGTGCACGCGCCTGGCCATGACCTGGAACGACAAGATCAGCTTCGTGCTTACCGAGTCGCTGACGATCAAGGGCGTGGCCCCGCTGGACGTGATCACCGAAGGTAACGCCGGCACGCGCGACAGCGAGGAGCGCTTCGATAACGATATGGTGCTGATGACTGGCGAACTGGCGCAGATGCTGGACGCCATCATGGAAGCGCTAGGCGGCGAAGCGGCTGATCTGGCGTCGCCGGCGCGCGGGCCAGCCAAGCCGTCGATCGAGAAGGCAATCACGTTGACAGCGCAGTTGTACTCGGCGCGCGCTGCAGCGCGCCACCAGTTGGGCGACCGCTTCACCGACAAGATGTCCGAAATCGGTGCCGACATCGAAAAGGTCATGCGCAACCAGGAACTCGGGGTGATCGAGGCTGCCATGGCAGTTTGCAAGCGCACGCCAGGATCCGCCGACAACGTTTTCGTGATGGCCGCTGCCGTTGAACTGGCAGAGCCCAGCGAAGGTGTCGCAGCATGAGCGACGATGAACAGACCAGCGCAGTGCTGGGCACCACCACCACCGTCAAGACCATGGTTGATGGTACGCTGCGCATCTCGCTCGACATTGAGCCGCGTCACGCCCAGGCCGCTTTCGCGCTGTTCGGCGCACCGGGCACGCCAGTCGCTGTCGCGCGCATCATGCCCGAGATCGCCCAGCAGCAGGCCCGCCAGGAGATGATCGCCCAAGACAAGCCCAAGGGCGGCGCGCTGTGCAAGCTGGCCGGCATGTTCTGCGGCGACGGGAAGTTCCGCGACTGGTTGCGCCTGACCTATGATCCGCTGCCGCGCACCGCCGAGGACGCGGCCACCATCATCCGCAATGTCTGTGGTGTGGGCTCGCGCGCCGATCTGGACCACAACGAGGTAGCGGCGAACATCTTCCACCAGCGATTCCGGCTGCCTTACAGCGCCTGGCTGGATGGGAGAAAAACATGAAGATGTGCGACCACGCGGCATTCTGCGGCAAGCGCATGGCCGAAGGCGATCGCGTCAACGGCTGTAACGATGCCGACCAGGCGCGATGCAACCCGGTCATCGGATCCTCGCCGACCGCCCCGCCAGCACCAGTGGAGCCCCACCCAATGTGGCTTCGGATCCACGACGGGGAGATACCACGGTGAAGCGCACGACCGAAATGAAGCGGACGCCCATGAAGCAGGGCAAGCCGATGGCACGCGGCACCTCGCGGATGCGCGCCACGAAGCCGGCATCTGAGAAGCCGAAGCGCGCGGCCCGCGCCACGGGCGAGGACAAGCTGTGTCGCGGCCAACCCTGCTACTTGGCGGTCATCGGCACCTGCACGCGCGACATCGCCACCGTGGTGCCCTGCCACAGCAACCAGGCCCGGCACGGCAAGGGCACCAGCCTGAAGGCGCTCGACATCTACACAGTACCAGGATGCCGCGCCTGCCATGCTGAGATTGATCAAGGCCGACGCTTCACCAAGGCCGAGAAGTTCGCCATCTGGGATGTGGCTTTCGCTAGGTGGGAAGTCGACCGTAGTAAATTGATGACAGTCGCATGAAATAGTCGCCTTCGATCAATTGTATTGAGGTAAAATAAAGCTGTGCTTGGCCGCACGCAAATAAACAGTTGGCATCCACATGCCCCCTCTGCCGGTACTGTTACCGGTCGGCCAACCTGGAGCAGCAATGCTTCGGGAGAGGGTGGCAGGTGGATGCTTTTCCTTTTCAGGGAGGCATTATGATCAAAACCTACGCCGAACGCAGGCAACTCAGCGACCGCATCGACATCAACTTCATCGACGGCCGCGAAACTGGCGACGATTCCTTCGGGCTAGCCCAGCCACTGGTCTTTGAGCGCGTCAAGAGCGGCGAGTACCACGGGCACCGCCGGCCGGCGCTGTCGCTGCGCGGGACCGATGCGCAGCAGCTCATGGATCAGCTCTGGCACTGCGGCCTGCGCCCATCCGAGGGCACCGGTAGCGCTGGCTCGCTGGCTGCCACCGAGCGCCACCTGGCCGACATGAAGAAGATCGCGTTTCACGCGCTGAAGGTGGCGCCGTGAAAGCCAGTCTCGAGACACGGGCGCTGGCCGCTTGCCGCGATCTGGTTGCAACCAAAACTGAAGTAGAAAGCCTTGGGCACCTGATTGGCGACGCATTGGGCCGCTGCTTCACGGATTGGTATAAGGCACAGCCCGAATGGTCTAACCCGACCGGTCACGAGCCACACCTGAAGGCCGCCTACGCTCCGATCATCTACGAATTCGAGGATGAAACCTGCTACCGGGACGAGGCGGCGATCGTCGCCATGCTCGCTGATTGCCCGCACTGCCTAGCAGCGCACAAGGCCATCCAAGAACGCAAGGTCGCACGCCGCAAGCTGGGCGCCGCGCGCCGCGCTGTGACCATTATCGGGAGGGCTGCATGAGCGAATTCACCAGCCAGGCGGCCCTGTTCACCTGGGCCCGGCTGCCCACCATCGTCAAAGCCTATCCGGGCATCGACCTGCTCGAAGGGTCCATGAACGGCGTGCGCCTGACCAAGGCCCAGGCCGGCAAGGCGAAGGCGGCAGGCATGCTCAAGGGCAGCCATGACGTGAAGCTGCCGATCGCGCGCGGCCCATACCGCGGCCTGTCGATCGAGATGAAGTTCGGCAAGAACACCCTGACCGACGAGCAGAAGTGGTACGGGCAGCGCCTGCGCAATGAGGGCTGGCGCGTGGAAGCGTGCTGGGATTGGGTCGCGGCTCGCAACCTGGTCATCGAATACCTGACACAGGAAGACTTGTTCGCCGGCACCGGTGGGCTTTGCCATGCGTGCGCTGGTTCGATTTCCACACCAACAAAGACAAAATGATAACGACAAACCACCCCATCACTTTCGGTAGTGTGTGCTCGGGTATCGAGGCGGTCAGCGTCGCCGTCGAGCCGCTGGGCTGGCAGGCCGTTTGGCTCGCCGAGATAGAGCCGTCCCCGGCCATAGTGCTGCACCATCACTATCAATCCGGGCGCCCGCTGCACATGCCCGACCCTGACGAGCGCGACCTGGACGAGGATGACCGGAAAGCGCGCCGTGCTGCCATCCGCGCCGTGGCCTGGCTGCCGCAGGTGACGACCGGCCCGCGCAACCTGGGCGACTTCACCCGGATTGCCAACATGGTCAGGAACGGTCTCGTCGCGGCACCCGATGTCCTGGTCGGTGGCACCCCTTGCCAAGCATTTTCAATCGCCGGCCTTCGCGCTGGACTTTCTGACGCGCGCGGCGCGCTCACCCTTGCCTTCGTGGAGCTGGCCAATGCAATTGATGCAACTCGATCTGTTTGCGGAGATGATCCCGCCGTTATCTGGTGGGAAAACGTACCAGGCGTCCTCAGTTCCAAAGACAATGCCTTCGGCTGCTTTATTGGAGCGCTTGCCGGCGAAGATTGTGAGCTCGTCGCGCCAGGGGGTAAATGGCCAAACGCTGGTGTTGTTTATGGACCCCAAAGGGCAGTCGCGTGGCGGGTCACAGATGCCCAATATTTCGGAGTGGCCCAACGACGCCGCCGTGTGTTCGTTGTCGCAAGTGCTCGAGAAGGGTTCGATCCCGCAGAAGTACTTTTTGAGTTCGATGGCATGCGCCGGGATTCTGCGCCGAGCCGAGAAGCGGGGCAAGAAGTTGCCGGAACAATTAGCTCGCGCACTACTGGCGGTGGCGGACTCGGCACTGATTTCGAGTGTACTGGAGGACTGCAGCCGGTCGGATCAGGAAATGCTGACAGTGTAGTGTCCACCCTGGACGCTTCTTATGGGCGTCTTCAAGGCTGTAGCGGGCAGGACGCGAACCATGGGCATAGCCACCTGGTTCCAATTGCGTTTGGCGGCAACAATACAAGCGGCCCGATTGATGTAGCGCCAGGCTTGAACGCTAATCGTGGCTGCCACAATCCTGGCGACTTTGAAAGCGGGGCGCTACTGATCCAGCCAGCGCTCTCTGTGGCACTGCGAGGCCGCGATGGCGGTGCAACCGCCGAACTTGGCGGCGAAGTAGCTGGCACGCTTCGTGCAAGCGGCGGCGGCGGCGGCGATAAGGCGCATGTGCTCGCACCTGTAATTGGATTCAACGCCCAGCAAGATCCTGATTCTTGGATTGATCGCGCCGGGCCGCTGGCGGTCAACTCTACCCAGGCACAGGCCGTTTGCTTCTCAAGCAAGGACCACGGCGCTGACGCGACCGTCGAGCTCGCGCCAACCATGCGCGCCATGGGGCACAGCGGCAGCCACCCGAACGGAGGCGGGCAACTCGCCGTGTGCATTACCGGCGATATCACCCACACCCTCAAGGCCGAAGGCTTCGACGCCAGCGAAGATGGCACCGGGCGCGGCCAGCCTATTGTTGGAGTGGATCTGGCGCACACTCTTGCGGCAGCCAGAGGCGCCGCATGTTCTCTGGACCCGTCCAGGGAGACATTCCCGATCAATAACATGGCTGTCCGCCGCCTCACCCCGCCCGAGTGTGAGCGCCTACAGTCATTCCCAGACAATTACACCCTGGTTCCCATCGCGAAGGTCACGAAGGCGCGTGCCGAGGCAATTCTGGCAGCAGGCGACCCGGCCGTCCTGATCGGCGACCAGTGGTGGAAGCAGTCCGCCGACGGCCCGCGCTACAAGGCGCTCGGCAATTCTATGTGCGTCTTCAACATGCGCTGGATCGGGCGCCGCATCGATGCGCGTTTGCGTGCATCAACTGGTTCGATATCCACACCACTTACAACAAAGGCAACCGCATGAGCATCATTCACGTCGTATCCGTATCGGGCGGAAAGGACAGCGCCGCCACCCTGCTGCTGGCGATCGAGCGCTTCGGTGCCGACCGGGTGCGGGGGATCTTCTGCGATACCGGCAACGAGCACGAGGCCGTCTACGCGTACCTGGATTATCTGGAGCGGGCGACTGGCGTCACCATCACACGGCTCACTGCCAGCTTTGCCGACGAGATCGCCCGCAAACGCATGTTCATCGCGCGCGACCAGCGCACACGCCGCATTTACAAGCGTGGCCCTAAATTTGACCTGGCCGGCAACCCAATATGGATCAAAAACAAGGACGGAACAGTCCGGCAATTCCCCGTGTACGAGATTGATGCGCAAGGTTTTCCTACTGCATGGATAACTCACTACGAGCCAAGACAGGTTGTGGGATCGGACGGCGGAACAAAGGCTCGCTGGACGAACAAGGCCAAACGCCGCGCCCTGGCCGTCCTGCACCCAACCGGCAATCCTTACCTGGACCTGTGCCTGTGGAAGGGTAGGTTCCCGTCGCGTAAGGCACAGTTTTGCACCGAGCACCTGAAGCGCAATATGGCCGTCGACTTCCAGCTCGGCTTAATCGACGAAGGTAACACCGTCGTGAGCTGGCAGGGCGTGCGCCGCGATGAATCGATGAACCGGCGCAATGCGAAGAAGTATGAGGCGGTCGGCGGCCGCCTGCACATCTTCCGTCCGCTGGTCGAATGGTCCGCCATGGATGTGTTCGATTATTGCCGCTCCAAAGGCATCGACCCAAACCCGCTGTACAAGCAGGGCATGGGCCGCGTCGGCTGTATGCCGTGCATTAATGCGAATAAGGGCGAACTCAAGGAAATTGCCGCGCGCTTTCCCGAACACATTTCCAGAATTTCGGAATGGGAAGCCTTGGTCGGACAGGCCAGTAAACGAAGCGCCGCAACCTTTATCCCAGCCCCCTGGCGCGGCACCGAGGCCAACAACAAGCAGGAGCACGCCAGGGAAAATGACATCTACGCAGTCATTGAATGGGCGCAGACCAGCCACGGCGGCAAGCAGTTTTCCCTTTTAACCGCGCTGGACGAGCCGACGGCCTGCGCATCTGCTTACGGGCTTTGCGAATGAACACCTATACCTACAGTTTCACGCGGCACTGCCCGAACAACGAACTGGTGATCAGCTACTCGCTGACTATCGAGGCGCATCACACCATCATGGTCGAGAAGATCGTGCGCACGGTGAAGCGCCTGCCGTACCGCGCCTATCACGAGGAGATCGCCGACACACTGGCCGTCCTGCTGCCGGGTGTACAGACCTTACGCGCGCATCACCATGGCGTGGATGTCATGACCGTCCGGGGTGGCGCATGATCCACTACCACGGCCTGCCGATCTGGCCGAACACGGCCGCCGCGCGCGCCATCGGGGGAGGGCATGCGTTCGTTTCCTTCCACCGACCCGAACAGCTCGGTCTGGTCCTGGAGACGGCGTCCACGTTCGCGGTCGACAACGGCGCCTTCTCGGCCTGGAAAAGCGGCGAGCCGATCACGGACTGGCAACTGTTCTACGACTGGATCCAGGAGCTGCACCGTTACCCGTCTTTCGACTTCGCGGTGATCCCCGACGTGATCGATGGAGACGAGGCGGCAAACGATGCCCTTCTGGACGCCTGGCCATGGCGCGTAGCGGCGCCGCACGTCGGTGCGCCCGTGTGGCACCTGCATGAGTCCTTGGAGCGCTTGGAGCGGCTGGCGCTGGCCTGGCCGCGCATCTGCCTGGGTAGCTCCGGCGACTATGCCAGCATCGGCACGCCGGACTGGTGGAACCGCATGGCCGAGGCGATGGACGTGGTCTGCGACCGCGAGGGCCGGCCAGTGTGCAAGCTGCACGGCCTGCGCATGCTCAACCCGGATGTATTCACCCGCTTCCCGTTCGCATCGGCCGACAGCACCAACATCGCCCAGAACGTCGGTATCGATCAGAAATGGAAGGGCACCTACCTGCCCGTGAACAAGGACGCGCGCGCCATGGTGCTGCGCGAGCGGATCGAGGCGCAGCAATCAATCACCTTCTGGAGCCGGGCAGCGAACCCGATCCAGGAATCACTTTTCGGGGCAGTGGCATGAATTATTATTCCCACCATATTGGCGACTTCGACCGCGCGACACGCCATTTGACCAGGCTCGAGCGCAGCATCTATCGCGACCTGCTGGACGTCTATTATGACACCGAGGAGCCGTTGACCCTGGATCTGGCAGCGCTTTGCCGGAAGATCATCGCGCGTGGCAACGAGGAAGTAACGGCCGTTGAGCAGACGTTGAACGAGTTCTTCACGAAAACTCCAACGGGCTGGTATCACGAGCGCTGCGAGGAGGAGTTGGAAGCCTACAGGTCGTCTACCAGTCAGAAATCGGTCGCTGGCAAGGCTTCTGCTGCCAAAAGAGCATTAAAACGACAACAGGCGATGAACGGAATTCCAACGACCGTTGCAACGTCCGTTGAACAGCCGAGCAACGGCACTCCAACTAACCAAGAACCAATAACCAATAACCATAAACCAGAAGACAAAGACAAGGGCGCTGCCGCGCCCGATGGTTCGGCAGGGCAGGGGGATGCTGCCGGGGAGAAGCCCGCAAAAGCTGCCGCAATTGGCTTGCCCGACTGGATGCCGCTCGACGCCTGGGCCGGATACCTGGAGATGCGCAAGAAGCAGAAGAAGCCGCCGACCGCGCGCGCCGTGGAGCTGTTGATCGGCGTGCTGGGCAAGATGCGTGATGCTGGGCACGATGTAGCCTTGAGCCTGGATACGTCGACGAAGAACTGCTGGACCGACGTGTACGTGCCGCGGGGAGAGGATCGGCGCGGCTCGACGTCCGTAACCAGCGGCATGATGCGCCCGAACGGGACGGACCACACCAGCAGCGACGAAGCGATGAAGCAGAGCATGGCAAAGCACAACGTCAAAGTTGACGGCAACTTGGATTTTTGAGGGGGTGGGATGGAACAGATCGGCGAAATTCTGAAGGACTTCCGCGAGCGCGGCTTCAACGAGGTTGAGGGCACCTGCGAGAAGCACGGCGCCAGCAAGGCGCTGATGATGGGCGGCGAGCCCTGGCGCTGCGGCAAGTGCCTGGAAGCCGCTATGGCGGCCGATACGCGCGAGCAATGGCTTGCCGAGCGCAACAAGACCCTGGTGCAGATCGCGCACCTGCCGGCGAAGTTCATGGGCAAGACCTGGCCGGCCGGCACCGACGAGCAAAAGGCGGCGCGCGCCATGGTTCGCACGTTCTGGAATTTCTTCGTCAGCGGCAAGGCATGGGGCGCGCTGATATTTATCGGCAAGACTGGCACCGGCAAGACATGGCTGGCTACCGAGTTCGCAGAGTCGCTGATCCGCAAACTGTCGAAGTCGGTGCGCTACGTGACGGCTCAGGGCATCGTCAGCGAGATCCAGGCGTCCTACGGCAAGGACGGCAAGAGCGAGGAGTCGGAAATCGATCGCTTCGTGCAGTACGACCTGCTGATCATCGACGAGATCGACGTTAAACGGAACACCGACAATGCGAACCTGCTACTGACCGAGGTCATCAACCGGCGCTACAGCAACGAGAAGCCGGTGCTGGTCATCACCAACCAGGCGCTGGACAACCTGGAGCAGTTCGTCGGTGATCGCGTGTTCAGCAGGCTTCACGAGAACGCCTTCGTTTGCTCGTTCGGGTGGCCTGACTTCCGGCGCGGGTAGCGATGCTATTGTCATCTAACATTCGATAGCGACAATCAATCCACGCATCGGTGCTTATCGGTAATAATGACAACAGCATTAAACGAATAGCCAGTCGTCGGCTGGCAACTAACCAGGGAGCATCATGGAACAACTTAAACAAGCCGTAGCAGCAGCATTTGACAACGTGGTCGCCAGCGGCGCGATCGAGGCAGCCATCGAGAAGCAGCTGGCCAGCACCATCGAATCCCTCGTCAGGGACCAGTTCACCCGCTACGGCGACTTCGGTAAGGCCCTTGAGGCGAAGGTGTCCGAGCTCGTGCAGATCGACCTGGTTGCAATCGACATGCCATCCTACAGCGACCTGGTCGGCAAGATCATCAAGCGCCAGGTCGAGGCCAGCATGCAGGGCCCGTTCGCGGTCAAGCTGGAGAAGAACATCGCCAGCCTGCTCGAAGTGGCGCCGGCAGAGATCACGCTGGAGAAGCTGCTCGACAGCTTCGTCGAGCACAACAAGGACTATTGCGGCGACGGCCGCATGTGGGGCAAGCCATTCACGCTGCACATCGAAGATCGCGACCGCGACTTCGTCGACATCTACCTGGACAAGGAAGAGCGCACGCCGAAGCAGGACTGCGAGATCAAGTTCAGCTTGTACGCTGGCAAGGTCTATAACGTGAAATTCGGCCACAAGGACATGGAGAAGACCTTGTTCACCGGCGGCATCTACAATTTCGAGCGCGAGCTGTTCCAACTGTTCACGGCGCAGAGCCGGCTGATCGTCCCAGTCGACGCTCACCCGGACGACTTCGAGACCACGTTCCCGGATCCATCGGAATAAACACCACCGCCCCGGCCCAGCTGGGGCGCCACCGCGCTGGCCTGGCCGGCGCACGAAAGGAATGTATGTACCTCACTGCCGATGGAAAAAATGAATGCCGACTGCTCGACGAGAATGGCCTGACAGTATGCACAGCCGGCAACGTAGCGGACGCAGCAGAGATAGTTACCGCCTGCAACGCGCACGACAAGCTGGTCGCGGCCCTGCAAATGGGCCTGGCGGATGCCGAAAAATTCCCGCTACATCTCCGTAACACGAAGGTTTGCGAAGCGATGCGCCTCGCCTTGAGCGCAGCAGGTGCCGCATGATCGCGCTGCTTTGCATGCTGATCAAGGTTCTGCTGGCGCCCTTCACCGCGCTGGGCCTGGCCTTCGATGTCGCCTTCGGCAGCACGACCGGCACCGAAGCATGGGAATGGCTTGGCGATAACGAGTGGTTCGGCCTGGCAATGGTCGTGCACATGTTCCTGATCGCTGGCGCCATAGAGGTGCTGCTGTGATCCGCTGGTTCAAGCGCATGCGGCTCGAGGCCGAGATAGCCGGCTGGGAAGCTGATCTGTCCACCATCGCCGAGCAGCGCAAAAACGACGATGCGGCCGAAGAAGTGATCACGCACCAGCTCGCGCGCGCCCGGCGCCGCCTGCAGGGCCAGATCCAAGACGACGTGAACCGCGCGACGGCCGCCAACGTGCGCCGCATGAAATTCAAATAACGGGAGATGTATGGACAACAATCAAAAAAGCGACAGCGCAGTGGACGCGGCAACGCAGAACCTAGAACTGGTCATTGCCCGGCTGGAGCAGATCATTGACACAGAGGGGCAGTACGCTGACAATTTGGTGGATCTGGCAAAAGATGCACTGCCGTGCGCGCTGTCCATTCGCGCCGCTCGCCAAGTGCCTGCCGCCGACAGCCCGCCCATAGACATGATCCTGCATTGCCCAGCCTGCCACTTGCAGCACATCGACGCGCCCGACGAGCGCACACCCGACTGGAAGAACGCGCCGCACCGCTCGCACTTGTGCCACGGCTGCGGCCACATCTGGCGGCCTGCTGATGTGCCGACCAACGGCGTGCAAGCGATTGCCACCAAAGGCAAAGCCGACAGTCCTGCCGCTGTGCCGCAATCGATAGCGGCGCCGGAAGGCGCGGCGAAAGATGCGGCGCGGTATCGCTGGCTGCGCGACAAGAGCGAGCCTGGCATCTGCGCGTTTTACCTGTCGGTGGGCCAAGCATTTCATCAGGTCAAGTTCAAGCCCGAGACGGTGGATGACGCTATCGACGCTCAAATCGCTGCCACCCCAGCCAAAGGAGAAACACAATGAACTGCGATTGCATCAAAGACATTGAGAGCAAGATAGCCGTCTTCATGCGTCCCAAGGCCGGCGACGATGCCGAGGCACGCATCTTGAATACGGCGCTGATGGTGACGGAAACGTCGCTGGTATCGGTGCTGCAAATCCCTTTCCGCATTAAGGGCAGCAAGAAGGGCTACACCAGCGAGAAGGGCAAGGAAATGGGCTGCAACGCCTCCCACTGCCCGTTCTGTGGCCGCACGACCGGGCGCTACACGGTGGGCGCTGACGCCGGCCTGGATGCTGTTTTCCCCACCCAAGGAGAGACAGCGTGAGCGCCGAGGACTATGACGACGTTCCCGGCTTTGGTTCAGGTTTTGGTGGAGGATTTAGTCATGCTCAACCGAAGCAATACACCTGCAATTTTTGCAGGCAGCCGATTAACTTTAAAAACCGCAAGGCGCACAACAAGGATGGCTCGCTGCATCGCTGCAAAAGCGCCGCGCCTAGTGGCGTGCCAAAGCTGCCAGAGCACGACAAACATCAGGCCACGTTATTTGCCATGGCTGCGATAAATGCAATTATCAATGCATCCATACAGTCCGCAGGCGTGGACTACATTCACTCGATGAATTTTTACGATGTTGCTGACGCGGCATGGCGCGTGTCTGCCGCCATGGTTAGCAAGGAAAAAGCGTTCGCTGACGAGTACGGAAGGGCGGGCGATCTATGAATCGGCGCATCGATCCGGAAGCGCCTGGCGTGGTGCACTGGCCGCAAATCTGGCGCAGCCTGCGCACCAGCCGCAAGTGCAAAGCCGTGCCAGGCGAAGACTGGCTGTGTTCCGGCATCGAATGGGACGTGGATACAGGCTACTGCCTGGACCGCTTCAGCACGAACGCCGAGCTGGCCGAACAACGCAAGAGACCTGCTGCCGGATAGGCAGTGCATCGAAAGCATCAATGGAAGTGTGGCCGAGTGGTAAGGCAGCCGGTTTGAACCCGGTAGGCGGCTTCACAAACCGCCCGCGGGTTCGATTCCCGCCGCTTCCGCCATCAAGAACGCAGCCAGGACACGATCTCCACCGTGTTATCGTCGAGCATTCGCACGCAAGCTTCGCAAACAGTGCTGCAGGCCATCGACGGCGCTATGCCAAGCAACACCAGGGCGGCACCACCCATCTCAAAGAAGCGTTCAGGGTAGGGGAAGCACATCGGTTCGCGGCCATCGAGCGCCGCTTCGATCCTGGCTTCGGCCAGCGTGATCACTGAAGCGTGCAGGAGCCGGTCAACACCGTTCCCCATGTTTCGCACGATCAACTTCAGTGCATGGGTCAGGCAAAGCGCATCATGTAGCGGCTCTAACGAGCCGATAGCCTTTGTAGCCCCGGTAACGAACATCGGATCCTCATGTTGAAATTGTTATTTGGATACGCGGCAATTCCATTCTTGCTGGCTGATCCAGTCTTCTCTTTCGCTCTGGCACGGCTGTGATACCATTGGTTCGCATTCGAGACCAGTTCCGCTATGTAACAAGATTCCTGGAAATAGCCTGCTGAGTCAACATCGTTTGATGGTCAACGCGAATAAATCTGGATGAACAGAAAGTCATGCTGATGGCATGAGAGGAATAGAAAAGTGGGTACTGATAAAGGTTCAGTCAAAAGCAAGTCAAAAGGGGCAAACACCCAGACTTCTCCTATGAGGCGCACCGATTGGGAGGCCATCGAGCGCGCCTATCGCGCTGGCAAACTATCCATCCGTGAGATCGCAAAGAACCATGATGTATCGGACACCGCGATCCGCAAGAAGGCCACGGCCGGTGGATGGGAGCGCGACCTAAGCGCCAGGGTAGACGAGAAGGTCAGGGTCGCACTGGTTCGCAACGAACTTCGCACTGCGAACCCGCAAACCGAGGAAGAACTGGTCGACCAGGCAGCCGAGCAGGTTGTCATTGTCGTGCGCAGCCATCGCAAGCGCATCAACCTGCAGACCGTTCTCGTAGACGTGCTGACGCAGCAGTTGATCGACGTGGCCGGGCGCCGGCATGACTTCGAGGAGGCGATCGAGGAAGAAACGGCCGACGACGAGAACGGCAAACGCCGCTCGGCGATGCTCAAGGCCGTGGCGCTGCCCACGCACGCCAGCACCGCGGTCAACCTGGCGAACGCCATGAAGACCCTGGTCGGGCTGGAGCGCCAGGCGTTCAACATCAAAGACGAGAGCGACACCACGCCGAACGCTCTGGCTGACCTGATCAAGCAGGTGAGCGGCAACGGCCTGCCCGTGGTCCAGGACGAACCGGCCGAATGAAATTCCCAGGACAGGCCGAGCAGGAAGCCGCAGCCGAGTTAGCCAAGAACCTGGCCGACCCGATGTGGCGCCTGTGCAACCTGTACAAGATCACGGTCAAGACCAAGGTGAAGGACGGCGAGGGCAAGGCCGACACCCTGGTCATCCAGTTCAAGCCGAACCGGGCGCAGCGCCGCTTCCTGGCCCGACTGTGGCATCGCAACATCATCTTGAAGGCCCGCCAGCTCGGCTTCACGACCCTGATCTGTATCGCATGGCTGGATCACGCCCTGTTCAACGACAACCAGCGCTGCGGCATCATCGCCCAGGACCGCGAGGCGGCCGAAGTGCTGTTCCGCGACAAGGTGAAGTTCGCCTACGACAACCTGCCGCCGGCGCTTCGTGCGGCCATGCCGCTGGCGCGCGACAGTGCGGCCGAACTGCTGTTCGCGCACAACAACAGTTCGGTGCGGGTCGGCACGTCGATGCGATCGGGCACGATCCACCGGCTGCACATCTCCGAATTCGGCAAGATCTGCGCCAAGTTCCCCCAGAAGGCAGCCGAAGTGATGACGGGCTCGATCCCGGCCGTGCCGCTTGATGGTGGCATCTTGGTCATCGAGAGCACCGCCGAGGGCAGGGAAGGCGACTTCTTCGATCTGACGCAGACCGCGCTGGGCCAGCAGCAGGCCGGCAAGACGCTCAACCAGCGAGACTACCGGATCCACTTCTATGCCTGGTGGGACGCGCCCGAGTACCGCATGGACCCGGCGAACGTCATCATCACCGACAAGGACCACGAGTATTTCAACGCGCTCGAGGTCAAGATCGGCCAGCCCATCGAGCAGGAGCAGCGCGCATGGTACGTGGCCACCCGCGACGCCGACTTCCGTGGCAAGCCAGAACGAATGTGGCAGGAGTACCCGTCCACGCCGGACGAGGCATTCCAGAAGTCGACCGAGGGCACCTACTACGTCCAGGAGCTGGCCCTGGCCCGCAAGCAGCGCCGCATCACCACCGTTCCATGGGAGAAGGCCATCCCGGTCAACACGTTCTGGGACATCGGCCTGAATGACGAGATGGCGATCTGGTTCCACCAGCGCATCGGCGTGCAGAACCGCTTCATCCGGTACTACGAGGAGAGCGGTGAGAGCTTCAGCCACTTCGTCACCTACATGCAGGCGCTCGGCTATGTATGGGGCAAGCACTACCTGCCGCATGACGGCGACACCAAGCGCCTGGGCACGGTCCAGAACTGGACGCCCAAGCAGATGCTGGAAGACCTGGGCCTGCGCAACATCGAGATCGTCGAGCGCATCGACCGCGTGCAGACCGGCATTCAGATGACGCGCGACGTGTTCGGTTCCTGCTGGTTCGACGAGACGGACTGCAAGCAGGGCATCATCCACCTGGAGAACTACCGCAAGGAGTGGGATCCACGCCTGGGCGTCTGGAAGGACGAGCCGCGCCACGACAAGGCCAGCAACGGCGCCGACGCATTCCGAGGCTTCGCGCAGGGCTACGAGGCCAACACGGGCGGCACATGGAAGCGCAGGAAATCGAACTGGAGGACGGCGTGATCGCGCTGCCCGAAGGCACGACCCAGGTGCAGATCACCTGCGGGAAGCTGCGCATGGAAGCGTGGAAGCGCGGCGTAGCGCCCGACGATCCACAGCCGTGGACTGCCTTGTGGATGACGACGAGCCTAAAGGACGCGCTGCCTGCGCACCTGCAGGCGATCTGTCGGGGCGCGACGGCGCAGTCGGTCATCGAGCAGGCGCTGGCCGAACAAACGAACACGAATGCAGTACCAGAACCAGCAGCGGGCTGGGGCTAACAACAGGGAGAAACCATGGAATTCCACGAGAAACGGCCCGTCTTCATGGCCGCGCAGTTCACCGGCAAAACCGAGAGCGTCGATCGCATCGAGGAGATCATCAACATCAGCAGCTACACGATCACCAACGAGAAAGGGCAGGCCACCTTGGATATGGTCCAGTCCATTCCAAGCGGGGGCAATGAACCCACATTGAAATCGCTCAAGCTGCAACGCCATGACTGGTTGGTGCTGACCCCGGCTGGCGAAGTGCTGATCGTCGAGTCGCATCATTTTCGCCAGCGCTTTGAAGGAGCAACAGCATGATCGGAGCATCGCAACGCCACGCCATCGACCTGACCCGTCATCATTTCATGCGGGAATGGAAGGATCTCGTCCTGTTCGGCACCTGGCTATACAACAACGATCAGGAGGCCGAGGAGCCGGCGCTGGTCGTCATGCCACGCCATCGGCGCGTCGACCCGGGCAAGGGAATTTTTCCTGTAGTCATCGCTTTATCAGTAGCGTTCCGATACAATGACCCGCGATATCTAGCGCAAGTTTCGCGTGCTTTCGCCAAAAGTCTCGGCTTTTCGGATGAAATCGCCAACGCGCACAAGATCGCCGAAGCAATCCACAGCCATCTTGGCGACCTGCTGAAAATGCCGGTCAGCCCGACGCAGCAGATCATCGTGGCCGATGCCACGGTCGATATCGGCGGCCGAAAGCGCAGCATCGAGGTCGTGGATTACCAGCCGCTGGCCCAGCTTTAACGGAAGGTGCCCGAAGTGTTCGATCTCGAAGACAAACTGACCACCAAGGTCACAAAAGGCGACACTCCGGTCGACCGCCTGCCGACAACCGAAGGCATGGAGCCGGACGAGGAAGTGGGAAACCCGCTCGACAGCGCCCAGACGCTCGAAACGCACTCCAAGATGCTGTCCTACTACCGCCAGGAGCTTGAGCGCCAGAGCGAGAACCGCCAGCAGCAGGCCACCGACGAGGACTACTACGACCATATTCAGTGGTCCGAGGAAGACGCCCAGGAGCTCAAGGCTCGCGGCCAGGCACCCATCTCCTACAACGTCATCGCCCAGACCCTGAACTGGATCATCGGTTCCGAAAAGCGCGGGCGCACCGACTTCAAGATCCTGCCGCGCGGGAAGGAAGACGCAAAGCCGGCCGAGTCCAAGACGAAATTTATGAAGTACCTGTCGGACGTGAACCGCACGGTGTTCCACCGCTCGCGCGCGTTCGAGGACACCGCGAAGGTCGGCATCGGCTGGCTGGAAGACGGTGCCCAGGACGAGGACGACGGCGAGCAGCTTTACACGCGCTACGAGAACTGGCGCAACATGCTGTGGGACAGCGCCAGCACCGAGATCGATGGATCGGACATGCGTTACCTGTTCCGTTCGAAGTGGGTGGACGTGGACATTGCGATCGCCCTGTTCCCCGAGCGCCGCGCCGAGATCGAGCGCTCTGTTACCGATTCGGTCAGCTTCGGCTCTGCCGGCCTGATGGATGGCGACGATGCGATGGACAGCGCCGAGGCCGAGCGTGAGAACAGCACAGGCGTGCACGGGGCCGTCACGATGCACCGCCGCCGGCGCGTGCGCCTGATCGAAGGCTGGTACCGCATGCCGATGCAGGTCAAGCGCATCCGTGGCGGCGCATTCAGCGGCCAGGCGTTCGAGGAGAGCGACCCGCGCCACGTCGATGACGTTGAAACCGGCCGCGCCGTGTTGGTCGACAAGGTGATGATGCGGACCCGCGTTTGCATTATGACCCCGACCGCCATGCTGTACGACGACGTTTCGCCATACCGGCACAACCGTTTCCCGTTCACCCCGATCTGGGCCTATCGCCGTGGGCGCGATGGCCTGCCGTATGGCGTGATCCGTGGCCTGCGCGACATCCAGGACGACATCAACAAGCGCGCATCGAAGGCGCTGCACATCCTGTCGACGAACAAGACAAACATGGAAGAAGGCGTTCTTCCAGACGGTATGACGGTCGAAGACTTTGCAGATGAAAACGCTCGGCCTGATGCCATCAACGTCTTCCAAAAAGGCGCGCTGTCGAGCGGCAGGGTGCAGTTTGGTGTCGACCGCGAGCTGGCGCCGGCGCACCTGGACCTGATGAGCCGCAACATCAACATGATCCAGCAGGTGGGCGGCGTCACCGATGAACTGCTGGGCCGCACTACCAATGCAGTATCGGGCATCGCAGTCGAGAAGCGCCAGGAGCAGGGCAGCATCTCGACCAACAAGCTATTCGACAACTTGCGCCTGGGCGTGCAGATGCAGGGCGAACTGCAGCTTGCCAATATGGAGCAGTTCGTCACCGAGGAAAAGCAGTTCCGCATCACGAACCAGCGCGGCACGCCCGAGTTCCTGACGGTCAATGACGGTCTGCCAGAGAACGATATCACCCGCACCAAGGCCGACTTCGTGATCAGCGAGGCCGACTGGCGCGCGACCATGCGTCAGGCCGCGACGGCGCAACTGACCGAGATGATGACCAAGATGCCGCCGCAAGTGGCGCTGGTCATGCTCGACCTGGTTGTCGAGAGCATGGACATCGAGAACCGCGACGAGATCGTCAAGCGGATCCGCCAGGTCAACGCCATGCGCGACCCGGATGCGACCGAATTGACCGAGGAAGAAATCGCCGGGCAGCAGGCGCAGGCCAAGCAGCAGCAGTTGCAAGACGAGATGATGACGCTCGAGATACGCGAGCGCGCCGCCAAGGCAGCACTGTCCGAGATCCAGGCCAAGCGCGTGGAAGCCCAGATCGTCGGCGATGGCGTGACAGCCGCAAAGACCGCCATGGAAGCGGCCACCGCCATCATCACCCAGCCGACGATCGCCACCGTGGCCGACAACCTGCTGATGGAAGCCGGCTGGAACGGCCAGGGCGGTGGCGCCCCGATCGCTGCACAAGGATTGCCGCCCGCCGCGGCTCAACAGCCACCAGCACCGCCACCACCGCCGCAGAGCGAGATGGCGCCGCCGATGGAACCACAACCACAAGGAGCCCCACAATGAGCACCGTAGACCAGAACCAGGAAGAAGACGACGGCCTGACCCCAGAGGAACGCGCCGCGATGCAGATTACCGACGAGGAGATTGGCAATGAAGCGACAACTACTGCAGCAGGCAGCGATGATGGCGCTGACACTGGCGCCGCTGACGATCCCAATGCAGTCGATCCAGCCGGTCCTGCCGCAGCCGCGCCAGCCAATGACGGCGCCGCAGCGCCAGCAGCCGCAGCCGCAGAACAGGAAGCAGCGCCGCAGCCTCAAGTACAGCAAAGCGCTCCGGTTCTAGTCGTCCCGGTCCCTGAAGACGTCGAGGCCCGCCTGGGCGCCGTCGCCGCACAGAAGGAGAAACTGGCCGAGGACTTCGACAACGGCGACATCACGGCCAAGGAATACCAGCAGCAGCTCGACGTGGCGAACAAGGCCGAGCGCGCCATCGAGCGCGAAGTCGATGAAGCACAACTGGCGGCCAAGATGGAGAACCAGCGCCAGCAGAACGAATGGGGCGCCACCGTCGGGGCATTCATCGCCGAGAACAAGGTCTATGACCCTGCCGCCAACCCGCGCATGCACCGCGCGCTGGACCAGGAAGTGCGCGACGTGGCCACCTTGCCCGAATTCCAGGGCCGCACCGATGCAGCAGCCGGGCGCGAGATCCTGGCGCGCGCGCACAAGAACCTGACGGAAGCGTTCGGACTCAAGGCACCAGAAGCGGCAGCACCACCCAAGCCCGGCCAGCCAGTCGTACCAAAGCCGGCCCTGCCGCCGACCATTGGCAAGCTGCCGGCGGCCGAGATCAGCGATACGGGCGGCAAGTTCGCCCACCTGGACCGCCTGCAGTCGAACCCGGACGCCTACGAGGCCGCCCTTGCTAAGTTGAGCGAAGCCGAACTCAACGCCTACCTGGCAGCGTAAGGGGAGCGAATGCTACGGATAAACCTCAAGGTCGGTGAAAGCGTGCGGATCGGTGATTTTGCCGTGATCACGCTTGAGGAGAAGTCAGGCAAGGTGGCGCGGCTAGCAATCAATGCCGATCGCGCCGTCCCTGTTACCCGGGTACAGCCCAATACAGCAGCGCAAATCGCTGCCACGGGAGGCATCACCGGGCGACCGTAGTATTTCCATTTGTCTATTCTGGTTGCATTTCCGAACCGGATAGGTGAAAATCGCACCATCCACCGGCGCAGGAGTGTAAGTGGCCTCGAAATTCAACCTTTTATGAGGCTTCACTCCCATGAGCTCTACTCAATTCGGCACCACCAATGCCATGACCCAGAAGAAGTGGAGCGGCACGCTTGCTCAAGATACGGTCAAGAAATCGTATTTTGAAGGCCGCTTCATCGGCACTTCCGACAACCACATCATCCAGCGCAAGACCGAGCTCGACTCGGATTCGGGCGATCGCATCAGCTTCGACCTGTGCGTCCAGCTCCGCAACAAGCCGACCTACGGTGACAACCGCGTGGAAGGCAAGGAAGAAGCGCTGAAGTTCTTCACCGACGAAGTGGTCATCGACCAGGTCCGTCACGCTGTCTCGCTGGGCGGCAAGATGTCCCGCAAGCGCGTCGCACACGACATGCGCACCATCGGCAAGGGCCGCATGGGCGACTACTTCTCGCGTCTGGTCGACGAGTTCTTCTTCATGTACCTCTCCGGCGCCCGCGGCATCAACGAGGACTTCATCGAGTCGACCGACTTCACCGGTTTCGCTGGCAATGCGTTCAACGCACCTGACACCGACCACTTGCTGTACGGCGGCGCGGCCACCTCGAAGGCGACCATTGCGGCCACCGACAAGATGACCCGCACCATCATCGAGCGCGCGCTGAACAAGGCCGCCATGATGCAGGCTCGCAACCCGGAAACGGCCAACATGGTGCCGGTATCGAACGGCTCGGACGATCAGTACGTCTGCCTGATGTCGGAAGACCAGGCGTATGACCTGCGCGTGTCGGACACCACCGGCTGGCTGGACTTCCAGAAGGCTGCCGCTGCTTCCGAAGGTCGTAACAACCCGATCTTCAAGGGCGGCCTGGGCCTGCTGGGCAACGCTGTGCTGCACAAGCACCGCTCGGTCATCCGCTTCAGCGACTACGGCGCCGGCGCCAACGTGAACGCGGCCCGCGCGCTGCTGATGGGTCGTCAGGCTGGTGTTGTGGCCTACGGCACCACCGGCGGCATGCGCTACTCGTGGGAAGAAATCACGAAGGACTACAAGAACGAGCCTGCGATCGCCTCCGGTTTCATCGGCGGCATGAAGAAGGCCCGCTTCAACAACAAGGACTTCGGCGTGATCTCGATCGACACCGCAGCGAAAGATCCGAACGCAGCCTAATCCGGGCGGCCCGGGGTAACAGCCGGGCCTTTCGACTAGCTGATCGGCCTTTTCTCACACATTTAGGAGTTTTACATGTCCACCCTTCTGTCCCGCTTTGCCAAGCGCATGCTGTCGACGATCACCAGCGCCAGCGCTGGCCAGGTCATCGCCAACGATTATTTCTTCGACATCACTGCCGCGCAGATCAACGCCGGCGAGATCATCGACCTGGGCGTCCTGCCTGCCGGCCACACCGTTTCCGACGCGATCCTGATTGCTGACGACCTGGACACCGGCGCTGCTGCTATCACCCTCGACGTCGGCATCATGTCCGGTACCCCGGGCGACGATGTCAGTGTCCGCACCTGCGGCGCCGAGATCTTCTCCGGCTCGGTCGGCGGTCAAGCCGGCGTGGTTGGCCGTCCGACCCTGGCTTCGGCCTTCAAGATCCTGCCAACCGATGCCGACCGCTCGATCGGCGTCAAGATTGTGGTCGACGCTGCCACGGCAGCCGCCGGCCGCATTCGCCTGCGCGTGTTCATGCACGCCAGCGACCCGAACGTCGCGTTCTAAGCTGACGTCGTGACAACAGGGGTTTCGGCCCCTGTTTTTCTATAATTCTTTGGGAGAAGAACGTGAAAATCGAAAGCAAGATCAAGCGCGAGGGCGGCACACACGTCCCGATGGGCGCCACTACCTACCACTTTGCCCCGCTCGCCGATGGCGCGCACGTTGCCACCGTCGAGAACGAGCAGCACCAAGATCGTTTCCTGTCGATCAGCGAGGGATTCCGCGTCTACCGCGGCGACCTGAAGCCAGCGCCTGTCGCGGCGACTGCGTCCGAGCTGGGCGTGAACCTCGAGCCGAAATTCGATCAAGAGCCTGACGCCGGCGCGCCCGTGCATGACGCGCTCTACGGCAGCAACGTTCACCCGGCCAGCTTTGACATCCACGGCAAGATCTACAGCCTGGGATACGTCGTAGCAGCAGCGCACACCGCGTCCGGCCTCTCCGTCGAAGAATGGAACCTCCTGGCCGACGAAAGCCGCGCCGACCTGATCGACGAAGCACTGGAAACGATCAACGCTGCCGGCCCGGTCATCAATCCTGCCGATACGAACGGCGATGGCTTGGTCGATAACGCCGAGGAGCGCGCCGCGCTGGCCGTTCAGTACGAAGCAAAGTTCGGCAAGAAGCCGCACTACAACCTGGGCGTGGTCAAGCTGCGCGAGAAGCTGGCTGGCTAATCCATGGGCATCCTGGTCAGCGACATCAATCTGCGCCTTGACGACTTGCTCAAGGACGAAAGCAGCAAGCGCTGGACTGATGCCGAGCGCCTGCGCTGGATCAATGACGCGCCAGGTGCCATCCTTTCCCGTAAGCCGTCCGCCCTGTCGCGCCGCACGATCCTGACACTCGTTGCCGGAACCTATCAGGCGCTGCCAACAGATAGCGTTCTTTTGCTCGACGTGGTGCGCAATATGGGCGCGTCCGGCACCACGGCCGGCAAGATCATCAGGCGCACGGATCGCCAGCAGCTCGACGATATCGACGATGGCTGGCACACGGCCACGGCAAGCGAGATCATTGCGCAGTTCACTTTTGACGACCGGCTGCCAAAGGCCTTCTACTGCTACCCGCCCGCTGTCGCTGGCACCAAGGTCGAGATCCTGGATAGCTACCTGCCGGCCAAGGTCACGAGCATGAGCGACACGCTGGACGTTTCGCCCGAATACATGGACCCGATCGTCAACTACGTGGTGTACCGCGCCAACAGCAAGGATGACGAGTACTCCAACGCCGCGATTGCCGGCGCTTACCTGCAGGCGTTTGACGCGATGATCGGCACCAAAACGCAGGCGGACGCCCAGCATTCACCGAACCAACCAGGCAACAGCGTGTAACCCTTAGAGAGCGACGGAATGCAAAAGTTCGAAGACGTAGTACAAGATCGCAAGGGCAACGTCGTTCCGGGCGCCAGCGTGCTGATTACCGACCTGGATGACGGCGCGGTAATGATCTTCGACGTCAACAGCACTGCAACGCCGGTATCGAGCACTCTCATATCCGACAGCAAGGGCCGTTGGTCGTTCTACGGTGAAAACGGTCACTACAAGGCTGTCGCCTCTATTGCAGGAGAGATCGTCGACCAACTTGACGATATTCTGCTGTATGACTCGGAAGATGATACCGACAAGGCGTCTAAAGCAGCCCTTGCTGCGAGTGGTGGCGCGGCGCTCGTTGGCTCCAATGACGGGGCTAGCGGCGCGCTGTGGACGACCATGGCGGGCTTTGTCACGCGGATCATGTCGTCGGCTGGTGCATCCGTTATGGGATACCTTGCACCCTGGACGGGAGCTATCGCTTCCACCGTGGAGGACGAGCTAAACCAGCAATTTCATGCTCGGAGCTTTATGAGCTTGGCGCAGCGCCTGAACGTATATCTCCGTCTTGGCACTGTCGATGTATCCGGCGCAATTCAAACCGCTATTGACGCCGCTGCCGTCGTGTTCTCGGAAGGCACGTCCAACAACGACATTGTGACCGCCAAGGTCATTCTCCCCGCGGGCCGGATGTTGCTGTCGTCCCCGTTGACCTTGAAAAACTGCGTTCATATCCAAGGCCAAGGCTCGGGCGCAACCGAGCTTATCGTAACTGCCGCAATCAATGGACTCCAGACGACGACAGGCCAGTTCTCCAACGTGCGTCTGATCGGCTTCACTCTTAGCAATAATGGTTCTGGCCTGAACGGCATTGATGTAGTGGGGCTCATCCGCAATTGCGTCTTTGACGACGTGGTTGTCCGGCGCTTCCAGAATTGGGTCCGAATCAGAGATTCGTGGACCCTGGCATTGAATAACTGCTGCGGGTATAACGCAGCGAATTACGGAATTTACATGGACACCGGCTGCGGCGAAATCTTCGTCAACGGCGGTCGGTACGATGTGGCTGGCAACCATCTGGTCTACGCAAATTGCACGGCTGGTGAACTAACTATGCGTGGAGCGGCTGTGCAATTTGGCAGCAAGTCAAGTATCTATACTGACAGCATACGAACCGTGCTGTTAAAGGACTGCTTCTTTGAGGGCTCCTGTATTGGTAGTTTGACGGATTATTATGTGCGCATCCAAGGCGAAGGCGGTACGCTGAGTTCGGTAGTAATCGAGGACTGTGTTTTTAACGATTTGAACGACTCTAACCGCAGTGGCCTGGGCATCATTTATGTGGCTGGTGTTGAATCGTTTACTTACCGTGAACGCTGGTCGAGGAACGGCACTACCAACATTCCAGTTATAGGTGCTGGGGTTGCATCAGTAGATGTATCTCTTGGTACTTCGGCCAACCCTGCCACATTGCTAACTCAGATTGCAGCAGCTTCTGATAATTATGCGCGCATCAAGCAACTGAACCGCCCGCACCAGTTCTACGGTATGGACATGAACGGGGCGGGTTCAGTTGATGTAACTACTAAGAGTGCTTGGTTCGGCGGCCTGCCGTCGCTTGGTGTTGCAATTGGAACTTATAATTCCATCGCGGCAATACAAGCTAAGGGCGCATCAGATAAGTTATGGCTTAATCCACATAATGGTGAAACAGCATTTGGCCAAAAAGGGGCTAAAGTTTCAACCAATACTAATGAGTTTTTTGGTAAATGGCGTTTTTCTACCCAGCTTACTTCCAGTAGTACAACTCCTGCTGATACTACCGGAAACGTGCGAGTAGATTGTTCGGGCGCTAATCGTTCTGTGACCATGACCAATGTTGCGAATAACGCAGGCGCAATCTTCATAGTAGGCAAGCGAGATACTACTGCCAATTCCTTAACTGTTACTCCTGCTAGTGGACTTATCGGTGGCGCAGCTACATTGGTTATTACTGCTTCTAAGGGGGTTGTAACACTGATCGGTGATGGCACTGATTGGGAAATTCTGTTCAAAAACTACTAACTTGGAGGGCATTATGATCCTCGATTCCTTTGGCCTGATGCCTGACGATTGCGTGTGACTACTACGCGGAAAGCCCTATGACTATCATCGCCGACATCAGTAACCCGATTTCGACAACGCCGCTGTCGGACTATTTCAACCTGATCCGCCCGTATGCGCCAGGCTGCGCCGACGTGACGGCAAAATTCGGCTTGCGCCAGGCTGCGACCGACTTCCTTGAGCGCACGCGCTTGTGGCGCTACTCGGCAGCGTATTCGGCGCTTGAGAACGAGCCGGTGGCGATTACCACGCCGGCCGGCTCGGTGCTGATCGACATCGAGAAGGCAATCTTCGACGACGTGCCGCTCGAGCCGAAGACCACCGCTTGGCTGGACGAGAACATGCACGGCTGGCGCGCAGGCGAGTTCACGGGCACGCCGCGTTACATCACGCAGACCGAGGAAAACACCGTCATCCTGGTCCCAAGCGCCACCGGAACGCTCAGTCTGTACGTGTGGCTGAAACCCTCGCCGACTGCCGACGAGCTGCCCGAGTTCATGTCCGAGCAGCACCGGACCACGCTGGCGCACGGCGCGCTGGGCTACATCCTGGCGATCCCGAACCAGTCGTTCACCAATATGGACATGGGCGCGTCGTTTGCAGCTTCGTTCGGCGCCCGGCTCGACAAGCTTTTTGCCAAGAGTTCCACCGGTCAACAGCGCGCGCGCGTACGATCCAAGACATCGATGTTTTAAGGGGATACCCGCATGGCGCTCAAACTTACGAACAACGCATCATCCACCCTTGCCGGGTCCATTTCAGCCCTGTCCACCACCATCCTTGTGCAGACCGGCGACGGGGTGGACTTTCCGACGCTGGGCGCCGACGACTACTTCCCGGCAACCCTGACCAAGATTGTGGGCGGCCTGCCGGTGCGCGAGATCGTCAAAGTCACTGCGACCGGGATTGACAGCTTCACCGTGGTGCGCGGCCAGGAGGGAACCACCGCCGTGACCTTCAGCGCCGGCGACGCGATTGAACTGCGTATGACGGCTGGCACGTTCGAGACGCTGATTGCCGATGGTGGCACCGACAAGATCAGCACCGACGCTGCGGCAACCGGCGCAGTGGTGCTCGACTGCGCCGATACGTTCGTCCATGACCTGACGCTGGCGGGCAACACCACCGTCTCGCTGGACAACCTGCCGGCCCTGTCGACCACCCAGACCACGATCGTCATCCGCGTCAAAAACGGCGCTTCGGCCTATTCGCTTACGTGGTCCATCGGCACGATCGTCTGGTTGACGCCGACCGGGGCGCCGCCGTCCGCGCCCGCCATCGACAAGACCATCGAGTATGTCTTCACCACCAAGGACAACGCGAACTTCCTGGGCCGCAAAGGGGCGTCGAATTGAAAACCCTGAAGTCCCGGCGCGCGATCTTGAACTGCAGCGCCCCGCAGGATTACGAGGGCGTCTATACCGACGAAGTGTTCGCCACGAACACATGGCTTGGCACGGGCGCGGCGCTCAATATCGCCAACGGGATCGATCTTGCACAGCACGGCGGGTTGGTCATCTGTCGGGCCCGGAACAGCCTAAAGCCCAGCCAGATGACGGACACGGTGCGCGGTGCTAGGAAGGCATTCGACGTCATTTCGACAGCGGCGCCGGTAGACACCAGCGGCATCACGTCATTCAACGCCAGCGGCTTCACGCTCGGCGACAACGCCAGTTTCAACGCGGCCGGGGTTGATATGGTGTCCTGGACGTTCCGCAGGAAGGCGGGTTTTTTCGACGTCGTGGAATACACCGGCAACGGCGCCATCGCCCAGGCCATCGCCCACAGTCTCGGGGGCGCACCTGGCGCCATGTTCGTCAAGGCGCAGTCCGGGGCATCGAACATCGGAGTCTACCACCGCGGCTTTGCCGTGCCCGCAACCACCGGTGCTAAGCTCAACAGCGATGCGGCCGAGACAACGGGCGTGGACTGGTGGGGCAGCACCAACCCGACATCGAACCATTTTACGGTCGGCCCTACCTACAATTCCATGGGCGTGAAATACATCGCCTACCTGTTCGGGCACGACACATCCCCAGATGGCGTCATCCAGTGCGGCAGGGTGCCGGCGGTGACCGCTTCTATCGAATTAGGCTGGGAGCCACAATTTCTCCTGAACCGCATCATCGGTGCGCAGTTCTCCTGGCAAACCCTGGACGATGTGCGCGGTTTCTTCGCTTCTCCCAGCGCGGGCAGTTTGAGCCTGGAAATGCAAAATCAGGCAGGGGAGACGGCAAGTTCGTTCGCCTGTCGCACTGCCACCGGGTACACGCAGGCAGCCAATGCCAACCCATATATTTACATCGCTATCCGCCGCTCGAACAAGCCGCCAACGTCCGGTTATCAGGTATTCTGTCCCGCCCTGCGCACCGGTACGGGCGGCACGGCCACCGTGCGCAATGAGCCATTTCCCCTCAACCCGGACTTGGCGATCATTGCCAACCGAGCCGGAGGCGGGGCTTCGTACTTTGACCGGCTGCGCGGCTCCATCGATACTCGGCTTCAGTCAAGCAATACGAACGCCGAGGCGGCTTTCGCAGCATTCACGGCCTGGCGCCAGCGCGGATACGACATCGACGGCGCTCCTGCCGGTGTGAACGATCTCGGCGCAGCCTACCTAGATCTGGGCTTCAAGCGCGCCGTTCAGGTTTTTGACCAGGTTTGCTATACGGGCACCGGCGTAGCCAAGACCGAAGCGCACAGCCTGTTGATCGTCCCTGAATTGATGATCGTCAAGCGCCGCTACGGGGTGGACGACTGGCTGGTCTATCATGCGGCAGCCGGCAGCACGAAGTTCATGAAGTTTAACGACACGCAGTCCGAGGACATCAACCCGAACTACTGGAGCGGCACAACCCCAACGGACGCCGTGTTCTCGGTCGGCACGGCCGCAGCCGTCAACGCCAACGGCGCGATCTATGTGGCGTACCTGTTTGCCACCCTGGCAGGCGTCAGCAAGGTCGGCACGTACACCGGCAACGGGGCGTCGCTCGACATCGATTGCGGCTTCGGCGCCGGTGCGCGCTTCGTGCTGGTCAAGAACCGCAGCGCCGCGGGAGACTGGTTCATCTGGGACAGTATTCGCGGCATCGTTGTCGGCAGCGATCCGCACCTGTCGCTCAACACGACGGCCGCCGAAGTTGGCGCCGACGACAGCTTGAGCCCGCTCGCGGCCGGCTTCACGGTCAACCAGTTGGTTGCCACTAACGTCAACGTGACCGGCCAGAACTATCTGTTCCTGGCGATCGCATAAAGAGGAGCAGCATGGACATTCGCATTCGCGACGACGGCAGCATCATCAGCGAGCAGGCATTCCTGTCGATGCACCCGAACACCAGCTTTCCGGCCACACTGACGCCGGCAGTGCTTGCCAGCTTCGGCGCCGATCCGGTGCTCGAATCGCCCCTGCCAAACGCCGCGCCCGGCCAGCGCATCGCCCAAGACGGCGCCATCCAGGACGAGAGAGGGAACTGGCTGCGCAAGTGGAAGGTGGAGGCCATCCCAAGCGGGCAGGCGGCAGCGGCCAAGAAAGCGGCCAAGGAGCGCCAGTGGGTCGCCATTCAAGCCGAACGAACGCGGCGCGAATTGGGCGGCATCAAGGTCGGCGCGCACTGGTTCCACACCGATTCGGATTCGCGGGCGAAGATCCGGGACGCGGTTTTGATGGGGCAGGCGCTCACGCCAAACCTGCAATGGACGGTCATGGGAGGCGGTTCCGTCACCATGACGCCCGCGCTGGCGCAGCAGGTCTTCGCAGCGACAACCGCGCGCGACCATGCGCTGCACACCAGGTCCAAGCAGCACAAGGCGGGCATGGAAGCAGCACCCGATCCGGCTGCCTACAGTTTCGTTGCTGGCTGGCCTGCCATCTACGAGCCGGCGTGATCGCATGAAGTTCTACCTGGTCAGTCTTGTTCACATGTCATCACGGGCGAAGCCCCGCCGTGACCCCGTGAACAATGAACAGGAGGATTTATGCCGATCAAACTGGCAAACAACGTCAGCGCGCGCCTCACCGCGCCGCTTCAATTCAACGACGACTCGATCGTGATCTCGCTTGCGGACACGGAGCGCTTTCCCACGCTGGGCGTAGGTGACTGGCACCCGCTAACGCTGGTGGACGCCAACGGCGACTTCGAGATCGTGACCGCTACCTCTCGCGACGAGAACATCATCTATATCGACCGGGCCCAGGAAGGCACTTTGAAGAAGGTGTTCGGGGTCGGCGATCGGGTCGAACTGCGCATCACCGCCGGCGCGCTGGAAGCATTGCAGCTCGAGCAGGAAGCCTATGCCGAGGCCACGGCCGATGCCGCCGTGAATGCGGCGATTGCGGGCGCCATTCAAGCCAACATCGACACTGCCAAGGAAGATGCGATTGCCGAGGCGGCCACCACGCTGGCCACGGCGATCAGTGGCGTGATCCAGACGAACATCAACACAGCCAGCGCCGCCGGCGCCGCTGCCCTGTCCAGTGCCGTTGCCGATCTGGATGCTGACGTCAGCACTACCCTGGCAGCCGGGCAAGCAGCAGCGGACGCGGCACAGGCAGCGGCTCAAAGCGCAGCCAGTTCCGCCTTGGCCAGCGCTTTGGTGGATGTGGACGCGGCGAACGATGCCACGCTCGCGGCTGCCCTGGCAGCGGTAGCCGCAGCCGAGGCGGCAGCCAGCGGTGCCCTGACAGCCGCCATCGCCGGGCCGATCCAGAGCAGCATTGATGCCGCCGAGGCTGGCGCCATCGCAGCCGCCGCTACCGATGCGACCACGAAGGTTTCGACAGAAAACGCGGCCATGCAGGCAGCGATCAACGCCCTGCGAATCGAACTGAACGGCAATCTTTCGGCAGCACTGCCACCAGGATTCGGCCCGGTGCCTTGGTCGCTCGCCACCGAGCCGGCCGGCTGGATCTTCGCCGATGGCCGCACCCTCACCGGCGCCACGCCCTACACCGCCCTGCGTGCAGCCTATATCGCGGCCAGCTTCCCATTCGGCCAGGACGGCTCTGGCAACCCGAAGGTGCCGGACATGCGGGGCAGGACGGCGGCCGGCCTTGATAATATGGGTGGGGGCGCAGCAGGCAGATTGACGGGCGCAACCCTGGGCGCGGGGCTGGGCGCGCAAACACATGCGCTGACCACTGCCGAGCTGGCATCGCACAGCCATGGCGTAACAGACCCGGGCCACTTCCACACGGCCAGCGACTCCGGGCACGTCCACGCGGCATCGCAAGATGACCATACACACTCGTACAGCCCCGGCGCGCTGCTGGGCAATGCGGGCGGGTATGGCGCCTACAAAGGAACGACAGCAGCAGGTGGCTCCATTGGCTATACCGACCGCGTTCTGGTGGCTTCGTCCAGTTCGAGCCCGGCCGCCAGTACGACAAGCGGCGTATCTGCCAATGCGGTCTATATCGGCACCGGGTATGCGGCAATCACTGTGGCATCGAAGGTGACGGGCGTCACAACCCAGAACGCCGGGTCTGGCACTGCCCACAACAACGTGCAGCCGACCCTCGTGACCAATTACATTATCAAAGTATGAAACCATGCTTTGCGGAACCATCGTGCGGTAAAATGCGGCAGGCAGCACCAACGGGAAGGCGATCATGGCGGTAATCAAACTGACGGGATTTATGGGCGAGGCGCCGCGCGTGACGCCCCGACTGCTGCCCGACCGCTCGGCGCAGTCCGCTGTCGCCGTGCGCCTGGAAGACGGCGAACTGTCGCCCTTCCGCAAGCCCTTCCTGGTGGAAGACCTGTCCGGTCTGCTGGCCACGTCCATCGAGACGATCTATCTGCACCAGGGCGACTGGCTCTATTGGGATACGGTCGTCAATGCCGCCCCGGGCCCGGTGGCGCAGGATCGCCTGTACTTTACCGGCGACGGCGTGCCCAAGATGACGGTTGCGGGCGTGACCTACGACCTGAAAGTCACCGCGCCCACCGTCGAACTGACCGCAACACCAGTTGGCGCTGTCGGCTCGCTCTACGACACCCGCATCTACGTCTATACCTTCGTGACCGACTTCGGCGAGGAATCGGAGCCTTCGCCCTTGAGTATCGGGGTGGACGTGTCGCCGGGCCAGACCGTCACCCTGTCCGGCTTTTCTGCAGCACCTGGCGGGCGCAACATTACCAAGCAGCGCATCTACCGCTCGCAGACCGGCGGCTCGCAGACCACGCGCCTGTACTTCGTGGGCGAGCGCGCGGCATCGGTGCTGGACTATTCCGATACGGTGAACGTCACCGATTTTGCCGAGCCGCTACCATCGGCCGACTTCAACCCGCCACCGGACGAGCTCACCGGGCTGACCACCATGCCAAACGGGATCATGGTCGGCTTCGTCGGGCGCGATCTGTACTTTTGCGAGCCGTTCATCCCGCACGCCTGGCCGCAGAAGTATGTCTTGACCGCTGACTACGAGATCGTGGCGCTGGCCGCGCAGGGCACGTCCCTGATCGTCGGCACCACCGGGCACCCGTATGTGGTCAACGGCACAGCGCCTGAGACGATGGTCATGGACAAGATGGAATTGAACCTGCCGTGCCTGTCTGCGCGCGGCATGGTCGATCTGGGCTACGCTTCGGCCTATCCGTCGCATGATGGCCTGGTCGTGGTGCAGGGCGGGGTTCCCCGGATCATCACCGCCGAACTTTTCACGCGCGACCAGTGGCGCATGATGAACCCGGACACCATGGTCGCGGCGCAGTTCTACGGGCGCTACTTCTGTTCCTACGAGTACACCGACGCCGATGGCATCACGATTGCCGGCACGGTGCTGATCGACCTGTCGGGCGCCTCGCCCTTTGTGATCCGCAGCCAGTACAAGGCCGATTGCATGTTCTACGAACTGGCCACCGGCTCGCTGTTCATGGGTATCGGGGAATCGATCTACGAATGGGATTCGCCGCAATCGGTCAACGACGTTTTTACCTGGAAATCGAAGGTGTTCGTCATGCCCGCGCCCACCAGCTTCGGGGCGATTCTGTTCGAGGCCGACCAGCCGAACGATGACGGCGCCAGCGCGGAAGCACTCGCCGCGGCGAACGCTGCTATCCAGGCCGCCAATCAGGCAATCATCGCCGCCGGCACGCTATTCGGATCGCTGGGCTCGCACATGATCAACGAATATCCCGCCAACGGCGACTCGCTCGTGGGCGTGCAGCAGTCGGCCGTCTCGGTCAACGTTTATGCCGACCGCGAGTTTGTCGCCACCGTAACCACCCCGGGCGTGATGCAGCGCCTACCGGGTGGGAAGATGGCGCGCGAGTGGGAGATTGAAGTTACCGGCACCGTCAACGTGCAGGAAGTCACCATGGCCGGCACCGGCCGCGAACTAAGGGGCGCGTAATGTTCGGGCAGAAGGCAGCGCCGAAGGAAGACATTGCCGCCATGGTGCGGGCCGAGGTCGCCAAGCAGATCGCCACCATGCACAAGGACATGCGTAACAGCATGGAGCGCCTGCAGACCCTGGCCGGCGAGCGCGGACCACGCGACGGTGCCCAGCGCGCGGTCATGCGCGGTGAACTGGCAGACATTGGTGACGTCACCATGACAGCCAGCACGCTGGCAGCGGACCCCACCATGGACGATTACAACAAACTGCTGACCGACGTGCAGGCCGTTGTCGCGCTGCTGGAGCGCCTGCGGGACACCTTCACCGTCAGATAGGGTCGCCACTTGTAGCGCCGTGGTGCGCTTTTCCGTACAATGTGGTAAGAAATACGAACCAATGGTTTGATCGGGGTCGACGTGCTTGAAATGATCTACGGACAGGAAGACCGGCTCCTACCTTGGGCCAGCGAGCGTACCGGCGACATCTACCGGCGCGATGCCTACACGATCGGCGTGGCGCGCGACGGCAAGATCATGGGCGTGGCCGTGTTCGACAATTTCTCCGAGGCCGACTGCAACATGCACATCGCCAGCGATGGCTCGGCCAGGTGGATGACCAAGGAAGCGCTGGCAGCCGCATTTGCCTATCCGTTCATTCAGTTGGGACTGCGCCGCGTCACGGGCGTGGTGCCGGCCAAGAACATCCGGGCGCTCGCATTCGACGAGCACATCGGTTTCGTGCGCGAGGGCTACCACCCGAACGCACGGGCCGATGACGACCTGATCACGCTGGGCCTGCTGCGAGAGAATTGCCGGTTCCTGCCGCACCGTTTTGACAAGATGAAAGGCTGACCATGGGCAGCAAGACCGTACAACCACCAGCACCCGATCCCCGCATCGGCGAAGCTGCTGTCGCCAGCCAGGCGCTTGGTAAGGAATGGCTAGATTTCAGCAAGGAGCAGTTCGAGGCCGGAGAGATCCGTCAGGATGCCTTCGACGATCTGACCGGGCGCGTGGCAGAAAGCGCACTGGCGACCGAGAAGCAGGCGAACGCATGGGCAGCCGAAGACCGGCAGACTCAGGCCGACTACCGCGAGAAGTACGACGGCTGGGCCGACGAGGACCGCACGCTGGGCCGCACGACCAAGGCCGAAGCGGACAAGTTGGGTGCCGAAGCGCTCGCCAATGGAAAGACCTACGAGCAGAAGATGGGCACGATTGCCGATCGCGCTGCTGCCAACGGCATCAATTACGGCAACCAGATGGACGGCCAGGCGGCCAAGTTCGGCGCCAACGGGGAAATGTACGAGCAGACCTTCGGCGACCTGTACCGCCGCGCCGGGGCCAATGGCGCCGCTACGGGCGACAAGATCGAGGCCAAGGCGGCAAACTTCGGCGCCAACGGGGAAATGTACGAGCAGACCTTCGGCGGCATCGCGCAAAACGCGGCGCGCAACGGGGTCAAGTACGGCGACCAGTTGGACGGGACGGCCCAAAACTTCAAAGCCAGTGGTGAGATGTACGAGCAGCGCTTTGGCGAGCTTCATCGCCGTGCCGCTGCCGATGGCGACAAATACGGGGCAAAATTCGACGCCGCATCCGATGCCATTGCGGCCGATGGCGCGAAATACGAGAAGCAATTCGGCGCCGTGGCCGATGCGCAGGGCCAGCTTGGCACGGAGGAGATCGACCGCTACCGCGAGCAGTTCCGTCCCGTCCAGGACAAGATCGTCAGCGAGGCGATGGGCTGGGATTCCGAAGCGCGCATGGATGGCGAAGCGGCCAAAGCCAGCGCCGACGTGATGAACAGCGCCGCGCGCGCCAAGGGAAGCAATCAGCGCTCGATGGCCGCCATGGGCATCAGCCCCAATTCCGGCCGCTTCGCAGCGGTCGACAAAGGTATCGACATGGAAACCGGGCTGGCAGCAGCCGGGGCGAAGAATTCGGCGCGCGACACGATCCGCCAGCAGGCAGTCGGCATGCGGGCGCAGGCGGCGCAGTTGGGCCAGCAGGTCTATGCCAATGGCGAAGGCGCGACCCAAATGGGCTTGTCCGCCCGTGGCGCTGCGCAAGGTGCCAAGAGCAGCGCGGAAGCGATGGCGATGCAGGCCACCGGAGCGGCGCAGGACGCACGCAACACCGGCAACAGCCTTGCCGGGCAGCTTGCCGACACGGGCAGGCAGGCGCGGCAGTCGGGCGATCTTGCAGCCGTTAGCACGCTCAATGCAGCGCAGGGGGCGCGCAACACCGCCGATGCGCTGACCGGGCAGATGGCCGAGGCCGGTCGCACGGCACGCCAGTCGGGCGATGCCATGGCGCTCGACGCTGTGACATCGGCAAATACCATCCGGCAGCAGGGCGATGCGCAGGCGGGCCAGATGGCGGACGCAGGTCGAACCGCACGCTTGGCAGGAGATACGGCCGCAACAGGTGCCATCGGCGCCGCGCAGGGCGCACGCAGCTCTGGCGACAGCATGGCGATGCAGGGCGCCGCCGCAGGTCAGACCGCGCGCCAGGCCGGCGAGTCGATGGCGATGCAGGCAAAGAACATGGGGCTGGCCGCCGCTGGCATCGGCAACACCACCGCTTCGCTGGGAACTGGACAGCAAGGCGCTGGCTATGCCGGGCTAGGTCTGGGGCTGCAAGCAGGTGGCGCAGCAACCGGTGCGGCAGGTGCTGGCCAGAGCAACTTCTTCCAGACAAACGGCATCATGGGCCAGGGCTTCAACGGCGCGATGCAGGGCACGGCCAACATGGGCAACATGCTGAACACGCAGTACGGCAACCAGTTGCAGGGCTGGTCGGCGGCACAGCAGGCCAGCGCCAGCAAGTCCAACGGCATCGGGTCGATGATCGGCACGATTGCCGGCGCCGGCGTCACCCTGTTCTGATGATGGACGCTCTCAACCGCCATGATCGCATCGCCCTGCAGGTGTCCGGCGGGCGCGACTCGCTGGCATGCCTTCACCTGATGCGGCCGTATTGGGGGCGCCTGACCGTCTACTGGTGCAACACCGGCGCCGCATTCCCGGAGACCGTGGCGATCATGGAGCAGGTGCGCGCCCTGGTGCCCCACTTCGTCGAGGTCAACGGCAACCAGCCTGACGTGATCGCATCCTTCGGACTGCCGTCCGACATCGTGCCGGCATCGAACACGCCGATCGGTATCATGGGCGGCGACAGCGCCGGGCCCGTGATCCAGGACCGCTATTCGTGCTGCGCGCAGGTGTTCATGCTGCCGCTGCACGCGCGCATGGTCGCAGACGGAATAACCCTGATCGTGCGCGGCCAGAAGAACGCCGACAAGCTGAAAGCGCCGATCCGCTCCGGCATGGTCGACCTTGGCATCGAATACCTGTTTCCGATCGAGGATTGGTCGAACCGCCAGGTCATGGACTTCCTGGCTGCCGAGGGTGCACCGATCCCGCGCTTCTACGAAATGATGAGCGGGGCGCCGGACTGTATGACGTGCTCGGCCTATTGGGAAACGGGCACCGCAGCGTACTTGAAGCGTTACCACCACCCGCAATACCTGGAAGTGCAGCGCCGGCTGGACATAATCAACGCCGCTATCGGCCCGAGCATCGCAAACTTTAATCAAGAGGTGAACACATGAATTGGGGCGGCTTCGGTAGCGGTTTCTCGCAAGGCTTCAACAACGGGGCATCGATCGGTAAAACGATCGGCGATGCCATGAAACAGAAGAAGATGGACGACGTGCGTGCGCAGGGCGTGGCCGAAGCGCAGGCATCGCGCGCTTCCGACGTTGCCGGCAAGGTGCAGGAGGTCGGGCTGGGCCAGCCGGCCACGTCGGCAGGAGCCGCGCCAGCGGGACCAACCATGTCGAAGGCGCCGGACGCGCAGGTGCAGACCACGCCGATCGAGTCGCCGACCAGCCAGACCATTGCGCCACCGGCACCGGCCCAGCCGATTCCGCAACCAGCGGCCGAGCAGGCACCGCCAGCGGAAGCCAAGCCAACGGCGCCGGTCAAGCCCTTCCAGGTCGGCAAGAAAAGCTTCGACACGCGCGAGGAGGCGATGAAGCACGCCGACACGCTGGTGCCACCGATGACCGACTACTTGACCAAGAAGATCCTACCCAAGCAGCAGCAGGCGCTGATCGAGGCCGGCGACTACGAAGGCGCCGAGAAGTTGGGCACCTACATGGAAAGCAAGAAGGGCAAGGACGCCACCGTCGCCTTCGGCAAGGCCATGACCAAGTTACTGTATTCGAATGACCTGGACGGCGGCGTGCAGGCGCTGGGCGAGTATTACAACAAGCATATCGACGACGGTGTCGACTTCGTCGGCGGCAAGCCGGACGGCAAGGGCAACCTGATCCTGACCACGCGCGACAAGGAGACGGGCAAGGAAAGCCAGCGCTCGATGTCCAAGTCCGAACTGATCCAGATGGGCTTTGCTAATGATCCGGTCGCGGTGTTCAAGCATCAGGCCGAGCTGGTGAAGGCCGAGCAGGCGCAGGCGGCCGAGATCGCCAAGGAAAACCGGGGCGTCACGCGCGAGATCGACAAGGAAAAACGCGGCGAAACCCGGGACATTGCCAAGGAGAAGCGCGCAGCCGAGACGGATGCGGCCAAGAGCGCGCGCGAGCAGGAAGAAGCGCTCGAGATGGTATCGATCAAGGCCGGGCTGGATGAGGCCGGCGCCACCGCGAAGACCCGGGCCGAAGTCACGAACAAGGCCAAGATGATGAAGGACGCCGGGTATTCCGAAGAATCGATCCGGTCCATGCTGCCCGAGATGCTGGGCATCGGCAGCCACAAGAAGACCACGGACCCGACCGAGCGCCGCGCCCTGGTTGTCGATGGCCTGATGAAGAACGACCCACGCTTCGCCAGTGAAAAGGATCCGAAGGTGCAGGATGCCAAGGTCGACCGGATGATGTCGATCATCTACCGCGACGAGAAAGCACCTGCCGCCGCCGGCGGGCTACCCAAGCCAGCATCGCAAGCAACAGCCAAGCCGACGCCAGCCGGTAAGGGCAAGGGCGTGCCGGTCTGGGACACCAAGACCAACAGCATGATCTACCGCTAAGGCACCCGGGACGGCGCCGATTCACCATGGCGCTGTTTTCGTGGTTCTGATTTCAGACCGTTTGGGTTAGAATCAGACCACTTCCCCGAACCGAGGCGCCCGTGGCAACCACCCCAAAACTGTTCCAGTCCCCCTTCGACGTGATGACCAGCGAGGAGGAGGATAAAGGGTTGCTTCCGGGGCAACAGGCTACCAAGCCGGTTGAAAGCCCCGAGATCAAGGCCAACACGGCGCCTTCCGAAGCGGCGCCGGCACCGGCACCGGAGCCCGTGCGCGCCAGTCGCCGCCCGGCCAAGACCGAGCGCTATCTGCCACCGTCCGACCTGCGCCCGATGTTCGACACGGCCGCGCAGAAGTACGACGTGCCCGTCAACGTCATCATGGCGCTGGCGCATCAGGAATCCCGCTACAACTCGAAAGCCATCGGACAAGAAACCGAGTGGGGTCGTGCCAAGGGAATGATGCAGAACCTGGACGCTACGGCGAAGGGTCTTGGCATCAATCCGTTCGATCCAGAGCAGGCCATCGACGCTGCTTCCAAGCAGATCCGCGAGCGTCTGGACAAGGGCTACAGCATGATCGATGCGGTGCGCGAGCACTTCGCCGGGCCCGACCGCAAGAAGTGGGGCAAGAAGACCGAAGCCTACGGCAATGAGGTCATGGAGAAGGTCGGCAAGATCGGGGCGATGCTGTTCGGCGCTGACGATCCTGATGGACAGGCGCGAGCGCCAGCCGCAGCAGCACCGGATCTGCAGCAGGAGCTCGACGCCGAGGAGCCGGGCCGCTACCGCGTGATGAGCGAAGACGATGTCGCCAAGTATGAGCAGTCCCAGGTTGTCCTGCCCGGCTTGGGTGCCCCGCCTGCCGCTTCCGGCATCAATCCCAAGGAGCGCACATGGGGCGAGGCGCTGGGCGACACCGGGGTGCAGTTGGCCGAGGGTGTCAATACCATCCTGGGCGCCGTACCGAGCCTGGTTGCGCCAGAAAGCAAGGCCGCCGCCTTCTTCGATGACAACGCGAAAGCGTGGCGCGACAAGCAATCAACCGACCTGAAGGCCCGCTCTGCCAAAGCAAGCGCCGCTATCGACAAGGCAGGCGAAGACGGCGTCATGGCGCAGATCAGCGAGGCCGCATCGCAATACTTCTCCGATCCCGGACTGGCTGCGCGCTTCGTGGTAACGAACCTGCCCAGCATGATCCCAGGTATCGGCGCGGCCAAACTGGCGCAGGCGGCGGCACTGGCGCGCGGCGCGGCGGCGGCCAAGGCTGCAGCAGTGGCGACGACGGCGGCCGGCGGTGTGAATGCGGTGCTCAATGGTGGCGGCGCGCGCGGAGAAGCGTTCAACGACATTAAGCGCACCCTGATTGCGCAAGGCAAGAGCGAGGCAGAGGCCGAGGAAGCGGCGATCAAGGATTCGCGCGTGGTCGCCGCAGTCGGCGCCGTTACAGGTTTCGTGAGCGGCAAGACCGGCCTGGAAGGGGCGCTCGCCGGCAGCGCCGCGCGCAACGTGGGCAAAGCCGCCGCAGTACGGGCGGGCGCGGCGGGCGCCCTGACCGAGCTGGCCGGCGAGCAGTTGGAAGAAGTCGCCCCGAAACTGACCGCCAATTACCAGGCATCTGAATACGACGGGCGTAGCCTTGGCAAGGACGTTGGCCGCACCGTCGTAGAAACTGGCATTGCCAGTGGCCCAGGCGCTGCCATTGCCGGTGGCGCTGCCGGCATCAACGCCGCTGCACGCCTGACGCCAGAGCAGGAAGTCGCTGCTGAGATCAATCGACAGGTCGATGAGGTCAACTTCGTCGGTCAGGACGCGGCCGTGCGCGCCGCGATGGACCCGAACAACGAATCGGTCGATCCGGCCAGCACGCGCAAGCCGGCGCCCGAGGCACCACCGTCCGCACCAGCGCCAGCCCCATCGCAGGCAGCCGGGCCACTGTCGCGCGCCGCCGAGAACACCGCAGCGCAGGCCGATCAGCCCACCCGCGTCACCATCACCACGCCCGACGGCGAAGTGGCTGGCGCCGGCGCGCTGCAGGCATTCCAGGAGAACGAAGTGGGCGGCTTCAATGCCCAGATCGTGGGCGACGACGGCCAAGTCTACAATCTGAGCGACCAGGATGGCGTGCAGATCACGCCCGAGGCAAAGGCCGATGCCGGCCCGCTGTCCCGCTCTGTCACCGTCGCCGCCGACCAGCATGCCGCCGCGCCGGCCATGCCGAACCAGAATGCGCTTGCCGAAATCGAGGCGACGAAGCCTAAGCCACCACCAGCACCGCCAGGCCCGCCGAACTACAGCGACATGGACCTGCCGGCGCTGCGCGAGCGCCTGAAATACATCGCCCAACAGGCCAAAGCATCGGGCGGCATGAACAAGATGTTCCTGGACCACCGCAAGGCGGTCGAAAAGGCCATCAACGCCAAGGTATCGGAGGCCAAGGAGGCATCGAAGCTGTCCGAGGAGCCGCTGACCAGCGGGCCGTTCGATGACCGCGCCGCCGCGAACAAGATGGCGCTGCGCACCGCTGAAAAGACCGGCGTGCCGCAGGAAGTCGTCGAGGCCAAAGGCAAGTTCAACCTCAAACCAATGCAGGAGGCCGGCGATGCAGTACCACCAACTGCCGAAGGGCGCGATTTACCAGCCCCTGCAATGCCGAATGATCAACAGCCAGTCGCCGCTATCCCCGCTGATGAACCCGGTGCTGGGAGCGCTGTACCTGTTCTGGATGCCGGTGCCAAACCGAACGCACTGAAGAAGCCACGCAAGCAGAAGGACAAAACCAATGACGGGACGGCTACCCCTGTTTCTGGAATGGGAAATGAGCGCTCGGACGGCGCTGCGCCGGCTGCGCAAGATGGGCAGGATCAGCAAGGAGGACGCGCAGGCGATCGAGATCCTGTCGCTGGCGCGCAAGCCGATACCGGATCGGCTGATCCCGCTGCTGGACCTGGTGTTCCTGATGCAGGTGCGACCAATGACGGAAAGCCTGCACTAAAGGTCAAGGACGCGCACGCCGGGAAGTGGTTCAGCACCGAGGAAAAGGCGCGCGCCTACCTCACCAAGAGCAAGGCCGGCACCACGCATCGGGTCGAGCAGACCGGGCGCGTGCGCTTTGAGGTCAAGCCAAAGGACGGCAAGACCGGCGCCGACAAGATGGCCGAAGCCAAGGTCCGCATCGAGCGCCAGGAGTCCGAAGTCGCCAAGGCGCAGGCCAACATCGATGCGCGCAAAGCAGCTAAAGCGGCACCGGCTTCCGAGATTGACGCCGCAGCCAACGAGGCGGCCACCAGCCCGACCAACGACCTGCCCGAGCCGACCCAGGCGCAGGCCGAGGCTGGCAACTACAAGAAGGGCAAAATCAGCGTGCATGGGCTCGACATCAGTGTCGAGAACCCGCGCGGTAGCACGCGCAGTGGCACCGACCCGGATGGCAAGGCGTGGTCGCACACGATGTCCGACCACTACGGCTATATCAAACGCACCACCGGGGCCGACAACGAGCAGGTTGACGTCTATGTCGGGCCCAAGCCGGAATCGGACAAGGTTTATGTGGTCGACCAGATCGATCAGCCGACTGGCAAGTTCGATGAACACAAAATTATGATGGGCTACGCCAGCCGGCAGGCCGCCGTCTCGGCCTACAAGTCGAACTTCGACAAGGGCTGGAAGGTAGGCCCGGTCAAAGGCATGAGTGTCGACGAGTTCAAGGCATGGCTCAAGGAAGGCGATACCACCAAGCCCGCTGCCGAGACCGCGCCGGCTAATGAAAAAGTGCCAGATGTGGCACCAATCGAACAACAGGCATCTGCTGGGGGCGACCCGGTGGCCACGGCTGGGGGTTCCCGGCCGGCGCCTGTTGCCAAGCCTAAAAAGTTGACCGGCAAGGCCTCTGCCGCCGAACGCGCGCGCCAGCTCGCTGACTACTTCGCGCCCGGCAATATCGTGAAGGGCTACGGCGGGCACGACCGCATCATCTCGTTCGCCCAGGACGATCAGGGCGGCATCACCGTCGAGGCGCAGCACGTCATCAAGAAGGATGGAGAGTGGATTGTCGCACCCGGCACCGATGGCCGCGTGCGCAAGCACGCCACCATGCCGGGTCCAGGCGAGTTCAAGGCTGGGCCGGTGATGCGCGCGCAGAAGGAAGCGCCAGCCGAGCAGGTGGCCGCGCCGATCGCCGACTTCGGCCAGAAGCTGGAAGGCGCACGCAAAGACCTGTGGGCTGGATTCAAGATCTCGATGCGCGAGGCGCTGCCGGAGAACGTGAAGGACATCACGCTGGCCAAACACTTTCCAGAGCCGAACTACGAGGCGCTGCTGGCCGAGGGCGTCGACGTCAAGATCCTGGCTGCAATGAAGGCCATGCGTGACGAGATCCCGGCCAAGCCGCGTGTGCCGTACAAAGCCAAGCGCTGGGGCGAGCAGGTATCGGCGCTGCGCGACTTCGCCAACGACCTGCTGGACGGGAAACTGACGGCCGACGCCCTGCTGGCCAAGATGCGCCAGTTCAACCAGGGATCGCTGCGCAAGTTCGCCGACCGCATCGAGATGTATGCCGATCTGGGCTACCCGCTGTTCACCAAGGCCAAGGGCTACAGCATCGAGAAGAACCACTACAACATGTTCAGGGGCGAGACGCCGCCTGGCGGCATCACCAAGTTCGAACTGAGTGCCGACGGCCGCAGCAGCTATTTCGACAACCGCGATGACGCTGTGGCCGCCCTGCGCGAGAAGCTGGGCGCGGCTACCGCAACTGGTCCGAAGACCGTCAAACTGGACCTGTACCGCACGACCGGCAGCCGCGACATCATCATCGGAAAGAAGGTCGGGGCCGGCAAATATATCGACCTGAAGGGCGGCTTCACCGATGTGCGCAGCGCGCGCACCTACCTGGCCGAGAATCAGGTAGAACTTGAGAAGCTGCTGGAGCAGAAGAAGGACGTGCGCCCGGAGCGCCGCAGCGTCAACGACCCGCGTGTGGGCGTCGATAGAAGGAAGGGCGAGGACGTAACGCCTGAGAAGTTCGGCACCACGTTCGGATTCCGGGGTGTCCAGTTCGGCAATTACGTCGAGCAGAAGCGCCGCGCGGTTGACCTGAACAACGCCTATGATGCGCTGCTGGACCTGGCCGACCTGCTGGGCCTGCCGCCGCAGGCGCTGTCCCTGAACGGCACGCTGGGCCTGGCCTTCGGCGCGCGCGGCGCCGGTGGCAAGAACGCGGCTGCTGCGCACTTCGAGCCGGACAACATCGTCATCAACCTAACAAAGACCAACGGCGCGGGCTCCCTGGCGCACGAGTGGTTCCACGGCTTCGACAATTACTTCGAGCGCATGCGCGGCGCAAAGGGCGCTGGCCACGTCACCGACCGCCCAGAAGTGCGCAAGATCGCCGACGCTGACCGAAAACTGGTCGATGACGACAGCGTGCGCCCGGAAGTGCTGGCCGCAGTAAAGGGCGTCATGGATGCAATCCGCGCCTCCGGCATGCCGAAACGCTCGCGCGACCTGGATGCGCGTCGCTCGAAAGATTACTGGTCGACGACGCACGAGCTGGCCGCGCGAGCGTTCGAAAGCTACATCATCGACAAGGCCGCCGAGCAGGGGCTGGCCAACGATTACATGGCAAACATCGTCAGCGAGGAAGCACACAACGTCCTGGACGAGATGGCAGGCAGCGCCGAGCCATTCCCGTACCCGACGCGCGCCGAGGCACCCGCAATCAACGCTGCCTTCGACAAGCTGTTCGAAGTCGTCGAGACGCGCGACGAGGGCGGCAGGCCGGTCATGTATTCGGTTTCTGGCGCAAGCGACCTGTCTGGCCCTGCCGAGCGCCGGCTCGTAAAGGCGCTGGAAGAAGCTGAATTCTGGCTCAAAGTGAACGGGAAAACCGCCGACCTGAGCCAGTTTGAACCAAATGTAGCGGTGTCGATGCTCGATGAAATGATGGGCTTTGGCACTGAAAACTTCAGCGATAAAGCCAAGGAGCAGGGCCGCGCCATTTGGGATCGCGTCAGCGCCGCACAAAAGCAGATGTACCGTGTCGGGCGCATGGCAAACGGCATTGGCGCCGAGCTGCTGCCCGCACCTATTACTCCAGTTGAGCCGGCACCCCTAGCGACTTTGAGCGCAGTGCGCGAAGCGTGGGACAGCGCTGGCATCAAGAACAGCATCAGCGAGCGCAATGGCATCATCAGCCTGTCCCTGATCGTGGTGCCGATGGATGCCCGCAATCAAGGCATCGGCAAGAACGCCATGCGGCAACTGATCGAGCATGCTGACAAGTACCGCAAGAAAATTGTTCTGACACCATCGGACGACTTTGGTGGCAACAAGTCGCGCCTTATCAAATTCTATAAAGGTTTCGGATTTACCGAAAACAAAGGGAAAAACAAGGATTACGAAGTCAGCGAAAGCATGTACCGCATGCCCAACGTTGGCAAGAAGATGATGTTTTCTGTGACGGACGACAGCGCGACCACCGCGATTGCTGGCCTGATGTCCGCCAAGGAAGGCGAAGCCGTCATAAACCGCCCTGACGTGGGAGACATCACCGTCATGTACGGCGAAGACGGCAAGTCCGGCCTGTCGCACATCGCCAAGCGACGCGGTACCGAGTTCATTGACCGGCTGCCGGCCCTGCTGCGCGACGGCAAGGTGTACGAGAAGGAAGGGCAAAAGGGTCGCATCTTCATCGGCAACGACCGCGACGAGGCCGTGATCCGCCTGGACCGCGACGGCAAAACCCAGAACTGGCTGCTGTCGGCCTACGAGAAGTACCCTGACCTGCAGGACGCCGTGCCGCGCCAGTCGCAGGCCGCCGCGCGCGCCGCTTCGCCGCTGAACAAGGCATCGCTGCGCAAAGCTGTCACGAGCAAGGGCGTGCTGGGCCATGTCATCGCGTCGATGATCGATTCCAACGTGGTCGTGCTGCACGACGGCCCGGGCAGTCTGCCCAAGGGCGCCGGCAAGAACATCAAGGGCGTGCAGGCGCTGACCATGCCCGACGGCAGCATCCACCTGATCGCCAGCAATCTGACCGACCAGAACGCGCAGGCGGTGATGCTGCACGAGGCATTCCACCAGGGCGCCGAGAAGCTGATCGGCACGGCCGAGTGGGGCAAGCTGATGGGCCGCATGGGCTCGCTGTACCGTCAGGGCGAGCAGTCCACCGGCAAGGCCCGGGAGTTCTTCGACAAGGCGCGTGCGCGCGTGGCTGCGGCCAAGGGCAAGGGCGCGATCGCCACCAGGATGGAAGTGGAGGAGTTCGCCGCCTACGCGATCGAGGAGTACGAAAGCGCGCCGCTGACCGTGCGCAAGTGGGTCGACGACCTGATCGGTCTGGTCAAGGCATGGCTGGTGGCGCGCTTCGGCAAGCAACTCGGCCCGGTAACGCCAGCGCAACTGTCTGCGTTCGCCAAGGTCGCCATCATGGATGCGGCATACCGCAGGCGAGGGGATATCTTCGGGCCAATTGGCGAGGTGTTCAGCGTAGGAGAGGAGCGCACCATCGAGGTCGACGGCGTGCGCCGGCCGATCACGAACAGCAAGGGGCAGCAGATCGCGCCTGAGTTCGCCCAGCAGCAAGCATTTTGGAACTGGTTCGGCGGCAGCGCCGTGACCGATGCCGACGGCAAGCCGCTGGTGGTTTATCACGGCACAGGCGCTGACATCGACACTTTCAAGGTGTCGGATACTGGCACCTATGGTGGTGGCATCTATCTGACGCCCGACCTGAACGGGGCAAACGATTACGCCATGTATCGCGGCGCTCCTAGCTCCACGGTCTACCCTCTGTATGTCAGCATCAAGAACCCGGCCACCGGCTCCGAGGCAGCGCAGGTAGCTTCCTGGAAGGGGGAGGAAAACGCGCGCGCCGAGTTGATCAAGCGCGGCTACGATGGCGTGGTTGACATGCTCAGCGGGGAGATAGTCGCCTTCAATCCAGAGCAGATCAAGAGCGCCACCGGTAATGAAGGTACTTTCAATCCTGACAGCGCCGACATCCGCTACTCGGTCGCTGCCGATGTCGGCGCCACCGTCGACACCCCTGCCGAACCGGCCGGCCTGACGCCGCCCGAGCAGGGGCTGTTGCGCCGCGTGCAGTCGCAGATCCAGGACAACATGAACCGGCTCAAGCAGGTGCAAGAGCGGATCTTGGAACTGACCGGGCTCGAATCGCTGGGCAAGTCTGACTATTACGGCGCCGAGACGAACCGGCCGGGCCGGATTGCCGCGCGCATGGAGGATGGGCAAAACTACCTGTTCGGCCCGCTAATGGAGCGCTTGGCGAAAGCCGGTCACACCATGGACCAGTTGGGCGAACTGCTGCACGCCCAGCACGCCAAGGAGCGCAACGAGCGCGTGGCCAGCATCAACCCGGCTATGCCTGACGGCGGCTCGGGCATGACGACCGCCCAGGCTGGCGAGATCCTGAAGAAATACGAGGGCGACGGCTTCAAGTCACTGCACCGGCTGGCCGAAGCGGCGCGCAACATCGCGCGCGCCACGCTGGACCTGAAGCTGGCCTATGGCCTGATCAAGTCCGAGGACCACGAAGCCCTGACCGAGATGTACGAAGCCTATGTCCCGCTCAAGGGTGACGGCGAGTACGGGCCCAAAATCAAGCGCGCCATGGGCCACGAAGAACGCGACGAGATGATCCTGGACAACATCTCGCGCGACTACAACCAGGCTGTTACGGTGGGCGAGAAGAACCTGGCCCGCCAGTCGCTGCTGCGCATGGTGCTGCAGTTCCCGCACAGCAAGCTGTGGACCGTGGGCGTGCCGCCGAAAGGGCGCTACGTGGCCGGCAAGGTCTACAACATCGTGCACCGCGGCGCGACCGTGGGCTCGTTCACATCGCGCTCGCAGGTCGATGCGTTCCTGGAAGCGAAGGGCGCGCAGGCCGGCCAGTACGAAGTGCTCGACTCGAACGGCGACCGCGTGGCCGAGTTCGTCAAGCCGCTGCAGGACAACGAGGTCATGGTCTACCTGAAGGGCGACCCGATCCGCATCCAGATCTTTGACGAGAAGCTGGCCGCCCAGCTCCGGCCGCTCAAGGGCGACCAGTTGCACCCGATCCTGGGCTTCATGCGCTCGGTCAACCAGTACCTTTCGAAGATCTACACCGGCTACAACCCGGCCTTCATCCTGCGCAACGCCGCGCGCGACCTGATGACCGGCAGCATTAACATGATGGGCAACCAGGGCACGCTCACGGCCGCCAAGGCTTGGGGCAACTACCCGAAAGCCTGGGCGACCATGCTGAAGTGGGCCGCCACCAAGAAGATCCCGGACGGGCAGGCGGGCAACTACCTGAACGAATACCGCCAGCACGGCGGCAAGGTGGGCGCCTCGTGGTTGAGCGACATCGAGCAGCAGGGCAAGACGCTCGAGCGCATGTATGACGATGCCTATGGCGTTCGTGGCTACGTGAAGGACGGCCGTGTCGGCAAGGCGACCTGGATTGCCTCGCGCAAGATGGTCGGCGGCATGGCGCATGTCGTCGAAGTGCTGAACCAGGCATTCGAGAACGCGCTGCGCCTGTCGCTGTTCATGGCACTGCGCCAGGACGGGCAATCGCCGGCGCTCGCTGCGCAGGCGGCCAAGGGCGTGACCGTGGACTTCGACCGCAAGGGCACCAGCACACCGGCGCTGGGCGCGATCTACCTGTTCTTCAACCCGGCAGTGCAGGGCACGGCCAACGGCATCAAGACGATCGTCAAGGGCAAGCACAAGGAGCAAGCTTGGGCAGCGCTGGGCGGGCTGGCGGCGCTGGGCTACCTGGCTGCGGCCATGGGCATGGACGATGACGAAGACCGCTGGCTTGGCGAAAGCTGGGAGGTCCGCGCCAAAAACTTTATGCTGACCGTGGGCGGGCACCAGATCCGCGTGCCGCTGTCGCAGGAATTCGCCCCGATCTACGCTTTCGGCGCATCCATGGCGGAAGCCTCGCGCGGGCAGAGCAAGCCGCTCGCCGCGGCGCATGTGGTCTCGTCCTTCATCGATGCCTACTTCCCGCTGCACGGCGCCGTGCGCGTGGAGAGCGACAATCACGCGCTGGACCTGGGCATGGCTACCGTGCCGACCGCGATCAAGCCGTTCATGGAGAGCGCGGTCAACCGCAACACCTTCGGCAGCCAGATCGTGCCCGAGAGCGTCAACACCAAGGACCGGCCGGACAATCTGAAGATGACGCGCGCGGTGAAGAATGGCGCCTATGACCGGGCAGCGCAGGGCATCGCGTCTGCTGGCGAGATGATGGGTGCAGGCACCTACGAGAACGACATCACGAAGGTGAGCCCGGAGACCCTGAAACACTACTGGCGCACCTACACCGGCGGCCTGGGTCAGTTCGTCGGCGACGTGGCCGGGCTGGGCATCATGCTGGCCGACGACCCGACTCAGGCCAATTCCAGTGACGTGCCATTCGTGAAAGATTTCTACAAGACCAACGACGTCAAGCCGATCCGGGGCCGGTTCTACGACCTGTCGCGCGATGCCAAGGCGGCCATCACCGAGTTCGAGCAGGCCAAGAAGGCCGGCAACAACGACGCAATGGATGCGATCTTGAACGATGAGGCAAAGTCAGACCTGGTGAGCCTGGGCCGCATGGTGCGCAACACCACGAAGGCGGCAACGGCCGTGCGCGACGAGGAAGTCGACATCAATGGTCGGAAAGACCTGTCGCCGGCCGAGAAGCGTGCCGCATTGAAGGCGCTCGAGCAGGACGAGGAAGCGTTGTACCGCTCGGGGATCGAGGCGTTCAAGTAACGGAACATCGGTGGAAAATGCGGGTAGGAAAATTCCTAACAGCAAAATACTGGTATGATTTCCGAACCGGAACAGATAAAATCGGTCCATCAAAAACAATGATGGGCCGCTGGATGAACGAGGAGATCAAACAGGTAACAGACTTGGCCCAAAACCCCGGCTCAGTCTCATGGTTCGCCTATTCGTGGATAGTAATTTTAGCCATTTTGGGAGGTGTCGTGAGAGTAGTTCGAGAAGTGGAACTAGGGGGTAAGTCGTGGCGGCAGATCTGCTTCATCTTTTTTGCGGAGCTGCTGACGTCGTTATTTGTTGGTCTGATCACATTCTTCATCTGCCGTTCGGCGGACTTCAACGACATCAAGACGGCCGCCATGGTCAGCATCGCAAGCTACATGGGCAGCCGGGCGCTGACGGTAGCGGAAGCTGCCTACAAGGCGATCATCAAGTCACTGGCGAAGGGCGGGTAAGCGATGAACCTGGATCAGATCAAGCGCATTATGCCAAACACCACGCGCGGCGCGGTATTCCTCAACCCGCTGCTGCGCGCGATGGAAGAATTCGGCATTGTCGGCACCGAGCAGCAAGCGCGGTTCCTGGGCAACATCGGCGCCGAGACGGGCAACCTGTCGGTGTTCGACGAAAACCTGAACTACAGCGCCGAGCGCTTGACGCAGGTTTGGCCCAAGCGTTTCCCGACGATCGCATCCACACAAGGCTATGCCCGCAACCCGGTGGCGCTGGCCTGCAAGGTCTACGCGAACCGAATGGGCAACGGTGACGAGAAAAGCGGCGACGGCTGGCGCTACCGCGGCGCCGGCATGCTCCAACTGACCGGCAAAGAAAATCACGCGGCCTGCGCCAAGCACTTCGGCCTTCCGATCGAGCAGGTGGGCGACTGGCTGCGCACGCCGGAAGGCGCCGCCCGCTCGGCCGCCTGGTTCTATACCTCGCGCGGGCTGCATAAGGTCGACACGTTCGACCACGTTTGCGACCGCATCAACATCGGCCGCGAGACGGATCGGATTGGCGACGCGCACGGCTTCGCGCACCGCAAGGCCATCTACGATGTCGCCCGCAAGGAACTGGCGTGAACGTCCAGACGATGCACCTGATCCTGGCCGCCGGCGCGGTGGCCATCCTGGTCACGTTCTGGATCGCGCACCGCGCGCGCAACACGTTCAACCTGCTGGACCTGCTGATGAAGGACGGCCGCGTTTGCCGGGTCGCCGTGGCGTTCATGCTGGTGCTGGCTGTCTCCACCTGGGTCATCATCGACCTGCAGATCAACGGCAAGCTGACCGAAGGCTATTTCACCATCTACACCGGCGCCTGGATCATTCCGCTGGTCGCCCGGCTGGTGTCGAACAAGGACGCCAGCACGTCGCTGACGATGACGACCGTCACGCAAGAAACTACTGAAAAGGCCACGCCATGATCGCCGGACTGTTGAAAGCATTCTGGAAGCCACTCGTCGGCATCCTTATCGTGGTGGCGCTGTACTTCGCATGGCAATCGCACGAGGCCACCGTCTACCAGCGCGGCTATGACGCGGCAGTCTCTGAGCGCAAGCAACAGGACGACGAGCGCCTGGCGCTCAAGACCGCCCAGGCTTTCGCCGAAACCAACGCCCTGCGCGAGCGTATGGACGCCGATTCGACCGCACGACTTATTGAGAGGAAGACGTATGAAACTACTATTGATGGTCTTCGGGCTGATGCTCGCCGCGGCAACAGCGGGATGCGCGCACCAGGCACCTGCGTACCTCGAAACACCACGCCCGCAGATTCCACCACTGCCAGCGGACCTGTCGATCAAGAAGGATTCGAGCTCCTGCCGGAAACTGCTGAAAGCGTTCTCGACGCCGCCAGCGAACTCCGAAACAGTGTGCAAGATCGCAACAAGCTGATCGACCTGTACAACCAGATGCGCGCCACCTGCAACGCATCGCCGTAACCGTGTCTCCCCGGCCGCGTCACCGCGGCCTTTGCCCCTGCCTTTACTGGTAGGGGCTTTTTTGCAGTACCGAATAGTTCGGGGTAAGACCGCACGCTGGTGACTCGGATAAGCCCAGCAGGCGCGCACGAATTGGAAGCTGGGGGCTTTTACCTGTCTTCGGACAGGGTTTTCCCCGGCGCGGGGCGCGTCAGTACCGATTGATCGTTAAGCGCGTTTCCCGACAGATAGTCGCCGGAACTTGGGCTATGCTACAGCCATTATCCAACGAGTGAGGCGCACCATGCACACTGAACTGCAACTTCCTGATAAGCGACCAACCTGGCGCGGCTTCCTGGTGCTGGGCATTGCCGGATCCGTCACCTATGCCGCCGTTGCGCTGGTCGGTGAGATCGCCATCGGCGCGGCCGCTGGCCTGACCGCTGGATACTTGTTCGCCCGAGTGACGAAATGGTAATCTGCTAGAATCCGATAGCAAAAATCAATCACGTCAGCGCATGACAGGCGCATAATAGCTTCTCCCAATGCAATAAGGGGCCGCGTCGCTGCGGCGGGAGAAGCGTCAACGATCGGATCGGGTTCAACGCCGTGACGGTACAAGCTGGGGTAGGGCCAGCCGGGCTCGCTGCCGTATAGCGACGGATTCGACTGGTTCGAGAGCGCGCATGGCGTGCCAGTCACCACAGAGCAAGGGTATCCAAACGGGTAAGGGATGCGACCCCGGGCGCTTAAACCGGGATCAATCGCAGCAATAAGTTGGTTCGAGTCCAGCCCCTTGCTCTGTGGTGAATGCGCAGGCTGATGCGCAATGCTGTGCCTCCACCTGGTCAGACGGGCAGCGGCAGCGGAGAATGCGAGTTAGCTCTGATGCGACCTCGCCGAACCTGCCAAGGAGAATGTCGGAGATCAGCACCGGCCACCACAAAGAGCATGACTGCTGGGGACTGAGCCGCTGGTTTGTCGGGTTAGCTTAATAAGCGCTCGCGCAAGCGAGGACACCATGCTCCGAAGGGTTGATCCAGCAGGAAAACTCGACCGCAATGCTGGGCGTACGCCAGCTACCTATTCAGGCGCGCTAACCACGGCGAGCCACTTCCAGCCGGCCCACTTGTCGCCCGCCTGCCGCATGTGGGTGTAGCGCTTCAAGCTGCCCCAGCTCCGGTGCCCGCTGACCGCTGCGACATGCGGGATATTCCAGCCCATCTCGAACAACCGGCTGCAGCCTTCGTGCCGCAGGTCGTGCAGATGCAGGTTGTCGATCCCGAGGAACTGCCCCGCTCGCGTGAAGGCGGCGCCGATCGCATCCGTGGAATACGGGAAGATGCACTCGCTGGCGCGCGGCATTGAACGGGCGATCGCTTCGGCTTCCGGTGGCAGGTCGCACCACACATGGTTGCCGATCTTCTCGCCCGGGTTCTTCATGTCGCGCACCAGCACGCGGCCCGGCTCCAGGTCGGCCCACGCGATGCGCGTGATCTCCTCAAGCCGGCGCGTCGAGAACATGGCGAAGGCGGCGATCTTCTGCATGGGGATGCTGTCGCGGCGCTTGTGACGGATCTGGCCGAAGTGCTCCATCAGAAGGTCCATCTCGGCGATCGTCGGGCGGCGCTCGCGCGGCTGGCTCTTGCCGGTAACGCCCAGCTTCTTGCCGACGACGAATGTGTCCTTGATGGCCTGCTGGTCCAGCGGATAGCCCCAGGCCGGGCGCGCGATGGCGAACACTGCGCCCAGGTGGGATAGGTAATTCTGGACGGTCTGGGGCTTGCCGCCCAGGCGCCGAGCGAACGCCAGCAGGGCAGGGCTGTCGACCTTCGAGCACAGCATGGATCCGATGTCGTCCGCTTTGATCGTGCGCAGAACCTGAGCCTTGGTGCGCCCGATGTCGTGCTTCGACTCAACGATGTAGCGCTCGATGGCCACGGCCAAGGTCGGATCCTCGCGCCGGTCCAGGGCGCCCGGCTCGGCCAGCTCCGTCTCGCGCCGCTTCATCCAGGCTGCTGCCGCCTGCTTCCGGTCGAAGGTTTGCGTCTCCCGGTGGACAATCCTACCTTCACGCTTCAAGACGATCTGCGCGCTGTAGCCGACGGTGCCGTCGCTGCGAGGTTTCGAGACGATGCTGCCCATTGTTGCCCCATCCAGTACGTCGCGGCTTGTTTCGGTACGTCGCCGACGTACCTGTGGTAATGGAACGGGACCGCAAAGGCAAGAATGGTTTCGCTATGGCACCAACGGTCTTAGGGTAGAACCCGGCACGTTTCTGAAAGGGTGAGCAGTGGCAGATACTTACAGCCAGTGGCGTTTTTCCGTGGCGCCCATGATGGACTGGACAGACTGAGGTAGATAGTGCAGCAACTGCAACGGCTTGGCAGGGCGCCTGTTTCGCAGGTCGGACGGGTGGCGTACTCAAAAAAATGGACCCCGAAGGGTCCAAGGTGGGCGCCGGCCGTTGACTTCGTATCCGGCGCCAGGGAGGGGAGGGGGCCGTCAGATCAGCATGAGCGATCCGACGACGATCAGCATGGACACAGCTAGAGTGTAGGTGACAGTGGCGCCGTGGATCTCGCGGCGGTCCAGGCCGGGGATCAGCACCAGCAGCAGGGCCACGCCCGAGACGATGAAGGGGGCGGCGGCGACCGCGTATATGGATGGTGCGGCGATCAGGATGACGACCCATGCCACGAAGCCAAGCAGGGAAGCCGGTAGGATGTGCATCAAGCGCCTCCGTTCATGGTCTGGAATTCCTTCACCGCGGCGGCGCGCTGGCGATCGATGTAGTCGGCCAGGTCGTGCAGGTGGACGCCCTTGGCGGCCTTCTGGCTCGCTTCGATTCGGATAACCGGGATCGGGATCTCGCCGGCGGCCACCTTGCGGGCGAACTTGTCGGCGGTCAGGTGGGTGAAGAAATCCCGGCAGACGTCGTCGATCGGGATGACCGCCTTTCCCCCGTATTGGGCAAGCAGGAGAAAGGCGGTGTTCATCTGGTGCTTACTCCTGTTGCGACAGGACGATATAAGCACCAATGGTTCGATTATGCAACCATTAAATCCGTGCTAGAGCACCTGCCAGTCGACCGCCAGCATATCCGACTGGCTCGCCAACCAGCCCATCAGGATCTCGTCGCCGGCTGTCTTCATGATGATGTAGGGTAGAACCGGCGCACTGCCGCCGCTCTCCAGGGCAAAGGCGCGCGTGTGCTCGCCCCAAAACTGGTCGGCTGGCAGATCCGGGTTGCCTTGGCCAAGGCACAGCCACATGTTTTTGCCATTCCAACCAGCACGCGCGATGCGGGCGCCGGCCTTGAGGTGTTCCAACGCTTGGCCAAAGCCCAGGTTGACGATCATCGGCACGACCGGGCGCGGTGCCGGGCTGTACTTGCGCTCGAACACGTCCTTCGGGTTCAGGTACTCATAGCCGTCTTCCTGGCGCACCAGGTAGTCGCCCGACTCAGGCGTGTACCGGGCTGTCATTTCTGGCGTCGGGTGGAATGCCGAGCCATCGGCAAAATGAAGCTTGAATGGGGCGTTACTACCGCCCGATGTGGAAATAATTTGACGCGCCACCACGCGCACCGGGTTTGCAATGTGGGTATGTTCCATTCTTCTCTCTCAGTGTGCCGCCCGATGCGCGGGGCGGCTTCGCGTTTAGGCTGCCTTGCGATCAGCTACCGACTTCGGCACTTCGTCCTTTTCCAGCGTCTTCTTGAAACCGACGCCGGCGGCGATGTGGTACAGGACTATGCCTTCGGGCTTCATGAAGCCGGGCGCAGCCAGGCTGCCGTTGTCGCGCAGCTCGCCCAGCGCGCTTTCCGCAGCATCGCCGGTGAAGTCGCCGCGGTACAGGGTCGGTACGACCAAGCAGCAGGCCGGGCGCACTGCATCGTCTTCCCAGCGGCTGACATTGAACAGCGAGAAGCGCTTGTCTTCTATGCCGTACCTGCGCTGGATGCCGCAGCCCCACCATTCGCCGAAGTGGCGACCGGGCCCGAGTTTCAGGAGTTCTTCGCCGTTCTCTTGCGCCCACTTGGCGAAACCATAGTTATCGTCTTCTGGCGTGATCCAGCGCGTGCGGCTGCCAGCGTACAGCGCCAGGCCACCACTCTGGTAGATCGCGCCCGGGGCTTCGTGCCCCTCCAGTTCGACGATGGCGACCTGCGCATTGGTGCCGTCGATTTTCTCGGTGATGATGATCTCGCGCGTGAGCCGCGCCATTTTTGGGAAGTCCTGAAATTCCATAGCATCTCCATGTTGCGCCGCCCGGATCGGTGGGCGGCTGCCCGTTACTATTTGTGCCGGAATGGCACCGGCTGGAGCTCGTAGGGCAGCATCAGCGGATGTCCCGGCGAACCGTTGCCCGTGATCCGCAGGCAGTGCGTCTCTATGCCCTTGTCGCGCAGCCAAGCGATCACCTGCAGGTCGCGGCGCAGGTGGCCACCGTTCAGGCCCCAAGCGCAGATCGTCAGGCCGCCCGCGCCGGCCACGTCGGCAATGTGCTGATCGTTGTCCGGCCCGACCGGGTCGACCGCCTTGCGCATGACCTTCGGGTCGCGCGCCCGGAAGGCGAACAGGTTGACCACGGTCAGGGCATTGAAGCCCAGCCGGTTCGTGAAACCGATGCACTTCCTGATGGTGGCATCGTTTTCGATGTGGTCGGCGGTCGACGGGTTCAGCATGATCCATACCAGCGCCTTACCGTCGCCCCAGCGGCGCCCGAGCTGGTAGCGGTACTGCTGGCAATCGGAGAGGACAGCGGTACGATCCATGAACAGGTCGCTGGCGGCGCTCACGGCTTCACCTTGGCGATGATGGCGGCAAGGTCGACCTCGTCACGCATGCGCAAGTGGACCTTAATTGCTGCGCCGGAAGCCGCGTCGCTAGTCCAGGAGCCATCAGTCTTCTCAAGGCACGCGCGTTTTACCGCTTCAGCGATAGCCATGTCGCGGGCGGCGCGCTTATCTTCCGCGAAGCGACGGCCTTCGGCATACGCCTTGTTCAGTTGAGGCTGGAGCGTATCCACGACGAGATTCGGCCTGGAAAGCAGCCGGGGAGTGTACCACTTCGCTTTTTCAAGATCATGGTTGCCGCCCTTATGCTTTTCCCGCCACATATAGCGCATGACGGTGCCCTTGATGAAGCCGCGGTATTCTTCTTGCGTCAATGCCGCCTCGATGGCGTCGATGCACTCGATATGCCCGGCGTTATACCGGTGCGGGTGATTCACTTCTTCTTTTGTGCTCATAGTCTCGCGCCAGAAGGCGTCAGTTAGGTTTGAAAATCAGGGGCCATGGGCACCTGGAAAGGGAATGCGCGCCGCCACAGCGCGTACATTGGTCGGCGCGCGTGTAGGTCATGGCCGGGGCACCATCAGCGCGCCGAACCATGGATTCGGCTTGGCCTTCGCCTTTTTGATGTTGCGCCGGGCGCCGTCTCGCGCGCGCCGAATATCCCACTGTTCGTCGGTCAGCTTCGCAGCGTGGCGCTTCCAGCGGACCTTGTTCGACAGCGGCTTGAACTGGCACCGCGCGTCCTTGCCCGGGCCAAGCCCGTGGATCGCGTGGTGCGGCCCCTTGTCCGGCGTGCGCTTCCAGCCGGTGATATGGCTTTCTTTCGCTTCGCGCATGATGGCGATCCACTTCTGCACCGTGCGCCTGGACAGCTTCGACTTGACCATGATCTCGCGGACGGTGCCAGGCATGGCGTCGATGACACGCTGGCCGCATGGTGGAGGGGCCATTATTTCGCCCGCTTGAACTCGACCACCCACACCCATGGATTGACGTCCCAACTGCCGGCGCCGTTGATGTCCTCCCACAGGTGCTGATATTCCACGCGCGGGTCATTCATAGTGCGGTGGGTGATGCCCTCTGCGAGCGCGTCCTCGACGCTAATGGCCTGCAGCCGCTCGACGCGCACCGACACGATCTCAAGCTGGATCCCGCTGTGCTCGCGGAACATGTGGATTGACGGCTTCCACTTGCCGTAAGGCGCGCCACCATCAGCCTGATAGAGCACGGCTGAACAACCTGCAGGCTCGTCGTGGTCCGGGACGATGCTGTGCGTCTCGCGCACCCACAGCTGGTCTCCATGGTCGCCGTATGGACAGCAGTCGCCAGCCAACCCGGTCCACTGCTGCATTTGCTCCTCGATGTGAACCATCGACTGGACCGCGTTTGACGGCCACCAGTGCCCGCTGGTCCCCGGGTAATCAGCAGGAGTTGGCTTCGGCTGCGGGTTCATTATCCGCCTGGTCTGCGTCTTGCTGCCGTCCAGGATGGCGCGCACCATGGCGCCCTTGAACAGGATTGGCCGCTCTTTCATGCTGCATCCTCCAGGCCAAGATAGCGGCGCCATTGCACCTTCACGCCATCGACCAAAAAGCCCCATGTTCCCTGGTAGCGCCCGGTCACGAACAGGGTCCAGACGCCATCGCGCGAAACCGTGACGATGCGGTGGTACTCGCCATAGCGCAGTTGCATCGTCTCGCCGGCCGAACGGGCGTGGAAGTCGAATGTCGGCGCCGGCAAGCCGGGCATAGGCAGCGGGCCAGCATACGGACGGATCTCGTGGTAGTAGCCGCGCAGGATGAAAGTGCGGGCGTTCCACGGATGATCGTGCAGGTGGCGGTCATCGTCCTCGCGCATGATCCGGTGCAGGCGGATCGAGATCGGGAACTGCCACCAGGGGCGATTGCCGGACGAATTGGCCGGATACGGGTTAAACAGCCAGTACCGCTCCATATACATCGTCCCGTCGGGCCCGGTGATGTGCGTGTAGGGCGTGCGCTGGGCGCGGCGGATTAGCCACTCAACGATGGCAGGCCGGGCCAGGAACCGGGCGACGGCACTCCAGAAGGCGGCCTTCATGCTGCCGCCTTGTTGAAGCCCAGCAGCGCGCGCGCTTTTTCCAGCGTGAAGACGCTCGATTGCGGCACCGTGTAGAAGTTGCTGCGATCGACGCGCTTGGCCCAGGCGGTGATGAAGGCTTCGAGCTCGTCCTTTTCTGCCTGGGTGACGTCTTCCAGGTAGGTTTCGCCGAACTCGCCGCAGTCGTCGTAGCAGCGTTCCTGCAGGCGCTCGATGACGCTGTCGGCATCGCCCTCGCCGGCGAAGCGCACGCACTTGCCGATCCAGAACTGTTCGATACCTTCTTCATTCGCAGCTTCGCCCAGCGCGTGCGCGATCGCTTCCGCCATGGTGGGCTCGGAACCGCTGTATTCCAGTTCGTTGAAGCTCCAGGCCCACTCGTCGCCAGTGGCGTGCGGGTCGACCAGGTTTCCGTCTTTGACCAGGGCGACAACGGACATATCCGGGGCTGCCGCAAGATCGAACGAGATTG